ATGTCCTACTCCGACCCTAGGCATTGCCACCACCAGCGCGTCACCCAATGGCTCGCCGCGATGCGGCAGCATGCCGCCTGGCTGTACGCCGCGGATGAGCAGTACCTGTATCTGGTGGCCGAGGCAAACGAACTCTATCAGTGCGGAATCGTGGGCCTGCAGGACCGCCACGACATGGTCACCGACGCGCTCGGCATGTACTCCTGGGCGATCGAGCACGGCATAACGCGCGAGACGCACTACTGCGCGGACTGCTGCTACGACGTGCTCGACGGCGGCCGTGCTGTCGGGACGGTGGACAGCGAGGGGATCTACCACGGGCCCGCACCCGCACGACAGCGCCTGGGCTACATCAGCCGGGATCCGCTCGACGGGATAACATACCTCCGCCTGGGCCAGGCGCTCGAGCGCGCCGGCGTTGTGCGCGGTCTGGAGATCGAACTCGACGCCGGCGGCACGCTGCAACTCGCCGAGCAGATCCCTGATGACTTCCGGCCCTGGCGGTGGGCCTGACTTTCAGCGCTCGGCCTCATAAGCCGCGACGCCGGTCCCTACCGCCCGCCATTCGTCCTGCGGCATACGCGAATCACAGATGAATACCTCGACCTCCCCGCCTTCTTTCGGCTCCGCAGGCCGAATAGCAGCATGCCGGAGAATCGTCTCCATGTCCGGTACGTAGCTGCTCTCCGAGCCGTGGAACGACCAGATGCCATGTTTCCCAGCGCTGCCCACCTGGTGGTCGAGTTTCACCGACCAGCCCTTGAATCGAATGACCAGCATGCCCTGCCCTCGTAGGAAAAGGCCGTAGTCTACTCCTAATCCTGACAGGCCTGATTCGCAGCCAGGAGCTGCGCCTCGTAACCAATCCGCTGCCGCCGCTCGGCCAGCAGCGCACGGACCTTGGTCTGTAGGTCGTCGCTCTTCTTCAGCCCAGCCGCTGCCCATGCCGGCACCTCCACCGCCGGCACCCGGCACGGCACCGCCACAGGCACTTCTACGCGCACCGTGCGCGGCTCGGCTTCCTGCCGGCCGGCGCATCCCGCCAGCGCGAACACCAACCCCAGCACCTGCACCACCTGCACCTTTCGGCTGCACCTGCCGGAAATCGCTGCACCTGCAGTCTTTCGCCACGCCTGCAGCTTCATAGCCCCAGCTCCTTGTCGATGACCGCCTCGGCGGCAGCACACTGGTCGCCGTCGGTGCGGTCACGCAGCAGACGGTTGGCGGCGGAATACCGCTCGGCGGCCTGCTGTCGTCCCTGCTCCAGCGCCTGGGCTGCATCCCGGGCGCGCTGCTCACCAGCCTGACGCAGCGCGGCGACCTGCCTGCCCTGCTCCACCATTGCGGATTCCAACTCTCCCCGGGCGGCACGGCAGCCGACCAGGTCTGCCAACGCGGCATCGAGCTGCGGCCGGTAGTGCCGCGCGCCGAGCCAGACACCGCCGGCGGCGCCGAGGCCGACCAGCAGCAGGCAGCCCAGCACGATCGAGACAACACGGGCGGAGATCACGACAGCACCGCCTTGGCGCGCTCCCACAGCGCCATGCGCTCCGCCTGGCCGTTCGTGCCGCCGTTGATGCGCCGAGTGATGGCGGCGAACTCACCACGGTCTGCCAGGTCGTTCAAGCCGTGACTGGCCCACCACCAGGCCGCCGAGATCGCCGCCCACTCCGGTTGCTCAAGCAGTTCCGGCTCCGCTTCCAGCGGCTGGCCCAGCCCGGCGCCGGCGGCGCGGTAGTTCGCTCGGCCTGTGATCTGTAGCAGCCCACGCCCGCGGAAACGCCAGCCGTCGCCCGACGCCTCGTCGCCATTGCCGTTGCGCGAGGCGTAGGCGTTGTTGGCGATGGCTCGGGGGTTGCGCGCCAGGCGCTGCGCCAGGGCGTTGGGCTGGCCGTCGGCGCCGAGGTATCGGCTCGGCCAGGTCGCCGCCAAGCCTTGGGCGCTGTAGTTGAGGTTCTCCACCAGGTGGGTCAGTTGGGCGCTCTCGTGGCCGATCTGGGCGAGGAATGCCGCCGCGCGCACCGGCGACGTGATACCGAACCGCGTCATCCCGCGGTTCAGCGCACCAACAAAAACGCCGGCTCGAGGGCCGGCGTTCGGGTAAATACGCAGCAGTTGCTGCTCAGTGATAGGCATACGCTCTCCTGAAATAAAAAAGCCCGCTTAATGCGGGCCTTTAAACTCTCGGTTTATGATTCACATAAAAGATACGAAATCATTTAGCCGTCTGTGGCATCCGTATTACAAACATTCGTTCTCGCTTGAACACAAAGCATAGCAACCCAAGAATTATCGTCATCTTGACGTAGAACCACCATGACGTTGATATCTGGTCACTGAACAGGGAAAACACGATTGCAGAAAAGAAGTACGAGGAAAGAATTGTGAAATACAGACTACCCTTCTTGGCTTTACAGTATGCATACGAACAAACCATCCCATAAGCAGCCATGAAGAAAACAACACCTAAAGCACCATAGTGAGGGTACATAGAGAAGAATACTGAGTATACGTTTCCAAGCTCACCGGGAGCATAAGCGTAAAAATCTAGATGCTGAATCGGCTTCTCACACAAGCCCAATATATAACCCATACTGCAGAGCCCGTTAAAAGGCGACCAATGCGGTTCAACCTGAATCAATCCCTGATAGTACCTATCAAATAAAACGGGCCCTTGCAGGGCATATCCAGCCACGTGGCGGTAAAGCTCAACTAGCAAAGTGGAAATTCCATCACCTTCGTGAAACTGGATCTTAGATGTTGCAACAGCGCCAACAGCAATGACCAAGAACATTGCCACACCTATTACAAAAATGCTCTTGATGGATGGACGACCCTTTACCAGAACATAGATAAAGAACAACCCGACAAGCATCTGCATAAGAGACGACCTCCCGCTTGCCAGAAGTATGACAGCCATCCATGGGACAGAAACAGCCAGCATACCTATAGCCCCACACTTACCGCGCAGATAAAGCAAGACCACAAGAGGTATTACTGTTTGACCAAGCTGGAGATAGTTCAGAGACAGCGAACTAAGTAGTGGCTCCCCTGATACTGATTGCGCACGAACAATATATGCCGCCTCGCGAAGCGTGGGAGCAATAGAGGACAAATCCCTGTAGATTACTGTGAGAAAAAACAGGTGTGCTACACAAAAGAAAAAAACTAGAGATTTAGCTCGAAGATCTCTATCGAAAAGAATGTTATAGCTATATGGAGAAGTGTATGAATTGTAGATGAAAGAGAAAAATGCGGACGAGAGTGAAAACGAAAGGACACCTGCGAGGAAAATAAGCAGAGCGTCGGACTCGACAGGATAGAAACCTATCATAGATGCTAGGCTGACTCCGAGAAGGCCTAACCCCCAGGTGACTGGCATAGCGACCGAGGGGTGTATGGCGCTACGCGCTAGAAGCCTTGCAACCACTGAAAAAATGAGCAGGGTTACCCCGGTTAGCATCGCGTACATGGCGTCCTCCAGATTGACAGGCGCCGATTGTAGCCGATAGCCACATCCCTGTGGCGACTCGAACCTACCTAACCATGTAAGAAAATGAGCACTGCAAGGCGTCTCCGCTTGCCCAGGTCATGGGCGAAGACGCCCTAACCTGCTGTCCTCCGAAAGAGATCGTAAACTCTGAAGAACCGGCCGCAATGCTCGCCCACCCAGTGAAATCAGCCCCTGCACTCGAGTCATAGATTCTTACAGGGAAGCCACGTTGATTAAACGACAGATGCCCTGGGAAAGGTAGCGAGAACCTATAAGCCGATGCGCTGTCGCCAAAGGTGGTCGTTGACCCAGCAATAAGCTCAAGCTGGAGGTGGCACATATGACCAGACCTGACGAAATTCCCGGTGAGAGTGCCATTTCCTATCGATGGTGTAGCAGTAGTCTGCGTCCACGTTGGAGTGTAAGTCCTGCGCTGGATATAGACAGCGTTGTATTGCGAGTTGACTTCGGTGAAGTTGTTATTTATTCCGCAGGATGGTCCGAAGTTAATTCCTTGAGCAGAGTCAAGGGTTAAAGGCCCTGGGAATGCAACCCCATCAATGGAATGGTCAAAACCTCTAATAGTTGTAGATGGAGTAGAGCACCTTCCATTTGAAATATGGAAAAGCGTAGATGTCGGATCAAATACGAAAGTTCTGATATAGAACTCAGACAGACTCCCACCATTACCGCCGCCTGGGCCGAGCGCGAAGTTTGCACCACTTAGCCAAATCCCACGGAAAAATCTAGGGTGAGCACCAGTATCACCAGCAATCTGGATTCCTGCATAGGCGTCTGGATCTACTGGATAACCTTCAAAGCATGTCACGTTAGCCCCGCCGCCTGCATCGACATCGAACCACATGGGGTTACCTCCCATGTTTACTGCGCGGCACCTGGTGATCGTTTGACTAAATCCAGAGACGATACGGAACCCCTTTCCAGTATAGGTGGCACCAACGCCTTCGAGGTTGATATCGAGAATGGTGGAAAGGGTGCCCACAACAACCATGTCGATGTTGGCGCCCTTCTTGATCGTAGTGCCTCGTTGGCCGCCCCTGCCAAGCCAGCGCTGACCAGTCAACGAGGTGAGCGTAGAGGTGATGAGGTAAGTTCCAGACGGGAATACGACATCTGAATATGGCCCTGCTGCTGCAATTGCAGCCTGAATCGCCGCCGTGTCATCAGTCGTCCCGTTGCCGGTAGCGCCGTAATTCGTAACTACGACAACCTTGAGCGCACCTAGGGTCTTTACTTCATAGCCGACTGTGTCTGATGGGTAAGATTCAGATGCATTGAATCCCACCATACCTGATCCGCCAGCATCCCTCAGTTGTTGGCGGAGAGAACGGTCTACTTGAGCGACCAATAGGTTCTGATCAGTCGCCCAGTTCCCGGTCAGCTCAACCGGGAACGATGCCGGCAGCTTGACGCTGTAGAGGTTGCCATCACGCTCGATGAGTTGGGTCGGACGATCTACGGTCAGCGGAGTGCCATCGACGTACTCCAGCGGCACCGGCTCGAAGCCGGCGTTGGCGAGGAAGTCGTTGACCTGCTGTTCGACTCCAAACCAGGTTTTTCTAGAGACGCCGAATCGGTCACTCCACGCCACGTTCACGCGGTCGTTCATTGCCGCGTCGAAGTTCTCGGCGTTGTCGTACAAGTCGCGCGGGTCTTTGGAGCCAAGCGGATTGCCGGTGGCATACGTAGTCATGCAAATTCTCCGAGCATGAAAAAGCCCGCTCTATGGCGGGCTCTGGATTTGTGTGTGCGGTCAGTTGGGGGCGCTGGCGTTGTCGTAGGTGTAGACCCTGGGGTCGTAGTTCACCGCACGAACAGATGCCGCGGTATTTCCGTTGGGATCGATGGAACTGATCAGCACCGGGTATGGGTTTCCCAGCAGCAGGTGTGGAGGTTCGATCTCCCAGGAAACATCAGGGACGAAGTCGATGCTGGGAATGCTCAGCCGGTAGTCGTCGATCCGAGATGCCGGGTATCCGCCGGATACCGTTCCATCTGGGCGCCGCAGGTAGAGCGCTGGCGAGTTCAGCAGTGACCAGTCGAGCGGCTCGCTGGACTCGATTAGGACCGAGTTTCCCGAGATCACGAACGATTTCAGGTATGCACTCTGCGCCAGGCCAGGGCCTGGAACATCGCCGGCGAGGGCCACGTAATCCCAGAACTCGCTGTTCAGCGCGTCGAGGCCGGTATCGAACGAATACTCGGTTCGCCGGTATCGCTGTGCCATCCTGCGACGCATCCCGTAGCGCCAGGCTCGGTCGCGGTTTGTGACACCGACAGCCGTGATCTTCTCGACCTTCCTGCCGACATCGCCGGGCAGGCGGCACTGCACGGTATCTTCGATCCAGCCGCTGGCGTTGACGAAATCCACGTCAACACCGTCGTAGTCGTCCTCCGACGGAGCGCTGATGCTGATCCTCAGTGGACCATCCATGTTCTGCGGCGAGTACATGTGCCCGAATGTTGTCCTTGGCTCGTCTCGGGCCGCAGAGATCACGCCGCGCTTGATGGTCTTCTCGGCGTACCCGGCCGCAAGCACGTCGTCCATGATCTGGGCGACCGTGACCTTACCGTCCTCGTAGATCATGTCGAACGTGTCGCCGCGGGCCTTCCAGATGGCGTCCAGCCGATCCAGTTCTTCGAGATCGAGATCCGCATCGGTGTAGCCGCGCTCCTTCGCGATGTAGCAGAGGAACGGGACGATGTCTCGCGTAGCGATCTCGCTCGTCCATGCTCCACCCTGGCGGGTTGGGAGCATGCGAGTGGCCTCTACCGAGACGCGGCTTTCGGTCTGCGCCGCGATGCGGTCAGACGACCGATACCGGACAGCCATTACCGTGACGCCGGCGTAGGACGATGGAGCCTGGAGGCGCGCGCGCATCCCGTACCACTGGGTGCGGTCTCGGTACTCGGATGTTGAGTTGCCGCCCTGGTTGACGAACACTTTTCTGATGCGAAACTCGGGCCGCATCATGTACGGAAGCGAGATGCCGTCCGTAAAACCCTGCTGGTCGAGAGAACTGCCAGCATGGTTCTTGCTGACCGTCGTCCATGCGCCGCCGATGGCCATGTCTCGCCACTGGATGTCGTAATAGGTGCGGATCTGGTAGATCTGCCCTTCCCTTCCTACACCGCAAAGCCCTTCCGGGCAAAATACGTCGATCTCGACGAAGTTGGTCTTCTCCGATACAGGGCACGCCGGGAAGGGACCGCGCCAGCCCCCTTCTAGGCTGGTCGGATCGATGGTGACTCGGGACGTAGACGAGTTGAGAGCGGTGAATCCTGGCCAGTCAACATCGACACCACCCGCACTGGTCAGCCGCTCGACGGTGAGTTGCTGCGCGCTGTACGCCGTGATCCGATAGCGCAGCCCACGCGGGCCGATTGCTGCATTTCCGGACCCGGTCTGGAGCGCATTGGCCGGTGAACCGTTGCTGTAGTTGAGCGTCATCGACGTTGAGGTGATGTCGTTCACCAGGTAGAGGCCGCCGTTGGTGCCAACAACCTCGATCTCATCGCCAACATCCAGCCCGAGCTGAGCGATATCCCCCGTCACGACGTCGCGATTCGTCCCGCCGCCATCGTTCACCGAATAGGGGTACATCGCCTCAACCCGCAGGATCGTCCCCGCAACCCAGTCAGAGGGGAACGACCCGGCTCCGGCAGAAATGATGATGTTCGTGCCGGAGAACGTGAACGTAGTTGCCGACGGGTTCGGGGTGAGATTGGAACTCTCGGTCAGGTCCAGGCCGGCATTACCAGTTGAGCTCGCACCAATTTCCTCAACCAGGTGCCACCAGACCGATGCCGGGTGCCCGCTGACGTTCTGCCCTGGTTCGAAAATCTGGAAAGAGGCATCAGCGCCCAGTGCCAGGAACGACGTATCACCGATTTTCGCTGCCCCTTCGGCGATCTGGAACCGACCACGGCCAATACACAGGAGCATTTCGGTCCACTGCTCACGCGGACCGGCGAAATACTTCCGGGGCGGCAGGATGTAGTCTGGATAAATCAGACGACGGCCAGCGACTTCGCGGATCGCATCGCCGAGTTTTACCTTGTTCCCGCGCGCGCTGGTTTCAGAAAGCGACGCGCCCTGCCCGGGGTTCGTCGGCGTCGGCATGCCGGGCAATTGAGGCATGAGCATCCGAAAAACCGATAGCACCCCCTTGAAAAGGGCCGCAGTAATCGTGAACGGATCAGTCCCGCGCGGGAGCTTGTAGATCCTCACAATGTCGCCGCGGTCGATGATGCGCTCGGCCCACTCGCCGGGGTGGACGAACTCCTCATGCGCCTTTTTCTGCTTGTCGGTCAGGTCACCGCAGAGCGCAACCTCGGCGGGGACAACACCGATGGAGAACGGGTGGACATCGTGGCAGCGGTACCCAGGAGAATTCGCGGTCAGCCAGGCATGAATCGTCATCCTGCGACCGATCGGATGCCGCTCCAGCGGTTCTCCGTCAAGGAGCGATGGGTAGATTTCGATCACGGTAGAAGACCACCTTGGAATATTTGTCGGAGAACATCTGGAGCGGGGTGAGCGACACCCCGCTTCCCGGGTTGATTTCGAGAATCCGCAGGCGTCCATCCACCTCGACCAGCAGACCTACGTGATCGAGCAGCCGCCCTCTATAGGCCGCGGCGATGACCCCAGGTCCTGGCTCGCATTGCTCGAGCGCGCGCTGGATCTCCGTATCGCACGCCCGCTGCATCGAAACCGGGGTGAGTCGCGTGACACCATCGAAGTCGGTCAGCATCGGCAGTCCGAACAGCTCAACCCGCGCTATGAGCGTCAGGCCCCAGCAGTCCAGGCACGGCAGTGCCCGCCCGCCCTCGGTATAGATGGCGGTGAGGTATCTGTTCGGCATGGGATCAGGGCCAGTATTTGAGGCCAGGGAACTCGCTAACGTTGTAGATGTGGCGCAGCGCGGCGGTGTTGATGAGGTCGTAGTAGCCGGCTTCTACCTGGACAGTGAGGCTTTCGAAGTCGACCCCTTTCACGCGCATCCGATACGGCCGCTCGGCAGGCGCAGTCAGGTCGCTTCCGAGGTAGATTCGCAGGACAAGCGTGACCGGCTCTCCGGCGTCGATGGCCTCGGCAATATATTGCTGAGCAAAGCCAGTCACGTTGTCGATCGCAAAGCCAACATTCTGGTTCCCGCTGTTGTCTCGCTTCGGAATCGATACGTCGATAGCGCCAGCGATGAACGTCAGCAGCCGCCCGTCTTCGGTCATGCAGGTGATGTCGTCATAGCCCTGACAGATGAGGATAGGCTCCGGCCACACCGGGCATGACAACTCGATCGTGGCGAGCTGCAGGTCCTCACCGCCGGAGGCATAGAACCGCTCAAGAGCCGTCGCCATGTCGAGGCCACTCCCTGTTCATCGCGATGTCGAAGATGTCAGCGAGGAGGATGTACTCGGGCAGAATCTCAGCCCACCCAGGATCGATGATCGAGCGCTCTCGCATCACGACGGTCGCGTTGAAGCGCCAGTGGTCGCGCCCGACGAGATAGCCACCGTCGTAGATCCCCTCGAAGTGCAGGTTGCACGGAACGATTCCCTCCTCCGTACGCAAATTGCACTCGAACCACTTGACGCCATCTTTCAGGACGTCTCGGTACCACCCTTTGAACAGCCGAGCCTGCTCAGCAGTGAACAGCCAGGAAACCTCCAGCGCGACCGGCACATTGCTGAAGTTCCGTCTGTAGCGTGCCCGGCCGCTCTGGAGGGACGTCCTGGCCATAGGCTCTACCGTCTTGAAGCCGTACCCCTCCCTGAGTGGGAAGGGAAGGCCATCAGGCCATTTGATCATCGCCCTGCCCTCTTGAATCCATAGGCGCCTTCGATTGCTTTCGGGTAAAGCCCCTGGCCGGAAGAAACCTTGTTGGCAAAGTCCTGCTCGACCGCATCGAGAGTTACCCGCAGGTTGTTCCCGTCCATGGTGGCGGTGGCGGAAACCGGAGGACCGTTGTTGATGATCTGCAGGCTGATCTGCGGCGAGCCCTGCGCGGTGGCGTCGCCGTTGCTGATCACCTCGCCTCGCGTGTTCGGCAGCATGTACTGCCGGCCATTCGCAGCCTGGAATACCTCTGGCGCGCCGTTCTCGTTGATGCGGTACAGGCCATTTGCCTGGACGCCTCCGCCATATTGGCGTCCTCCGAAGAGGCCTAGCATCGCTGGGATTGCTGCTGCCATTGCAGCAAGGCCTGCCGTCGCAGCGCCGCCAAATGAGGCCACAGCGGCCGCAGCTGCAGCTGGGGCATATGCGCCAGCCAACGCCCCGGCCTGAGCAATGCCCTGGGCGGTTGCGGTCGCTTGCATGCTCTGCCCCATGATGAAGTTCTTCGCCTGTTCGATGCCGACCTTGACGAGGGCGCCGACGACTTGGTTCAGCATGGCGCCGGCCAGTTGTCGCATGGCGTCAGCACCATTGTTCGCCCCGGTTATCAGCCCTGTCAGAGCGTTCGTGCCGGCCTGCTGCACCTGATCAAGCGTTGCCATGATCATCTCGTTGCCGGCAGCCTGGCGGCGGAATCGTTCCTCCTCCAGTTGCTTCATCGTGGCATCGTGCTGTTGCTCTGCCTGCGCCTTGAGTTCCAGGTAGCGCTGGTCCTCGAGCAATTTGGCCTCGTTCAGCTTCTTCAGGTTCTCCAGTTCGGTCTGATAGCGCTGATCTTCGCCGGCGATCGGGTCCATCTGACCCAGCAACTGCTTGTTGGCTTCGATCTGTTGCGCTTCGTACAGTGCCGCGGCGAGCGCGCGGACCTGGGCGACCTGCTCCGGCGTGGCGAATGGATTAAGGCGAGATTGCGCCCCAGCTTCTGCCAGTTCCTTTCCCTTCAGTCCAGCCTGTGCCAGTTGCTGGGAAAGGTCTCCGATAGTCTTCTCATTGTCCAAGGCAGCGCGACGCTGATCCTCCATCGACTTTTTGACCGTAGAGGCGGTATCAGAGGCTGACTTCTTCTCTTGCTTCCGCGCTTCGCTGTTGCGGAATATCTGGACAGCGAGACGCTCCGCCTCCGCGATCTCCTCTTTTGTGGCATCAGCACTGAGCTTTTTGCGCGCGGCAAGCTTCGCCCGTTCTTCACCCGCGAGAGCAGATAGTTCAGCCTCGTCGCGAAGATTCTGGAGAGCCTTTGTATCCTCCGGGTTTGCCTGGCGACCCGGGCCATTACCGGATGGGGATGAACTCTTTTTATCCAGGGCAGCGTCGACGTCTGAACGTTTTTTCTGTAGCTGGTCAAGCTCCTGCGTAAGCTCCTCGACCGCGCCTTGGATACGCACGGCATCTTCAGCGTACCGATTGGCCCTTCGACCAGAGCCCTGGGCTTCTTTTGCCGCGAACGCATAGTTTTCCCCAAGCAGTTTGAGCTTGTCGCTCACTGCCTGGATTCGCTTGTCGATATCCAGTCGCGCAACCTTCAGCTGTGCCTGTCCAAGCTTTTCAACGGACAGAGTTAGAAGGTCCGTAGGCTCTTTCGCCTCCCGTGCATTCGTTGCAAATATTGCGATCGCGGTTGCGGCCAACAGAACAACCCCAAGCGGTCCGCCGAGGAACGCCATTGCCGCTCGAAGGCCTCCCATTACCACTGTCCCGGTGGTTGCTACACCATTCAGCGTTGTTTGAGCAGCCGTTAGTGCCCTTGTGGCGGCCAAGTCGCGCTCTTTAGCGGCCAGCAGCGCGTTTAGAGCTGTTGCGTGGGCATTCGAACCCCTAGCGGCATTCAAGTCCGCCTGAGCCAGAGCGACAGCCGCGGCGGCCGCCGCCTTCTCTGCCTCTGCCCGGCGCAGTGCACCTATAGCAGCATTCCGATCAGCTGCTATCTGCTCAAGCGTTGCCCGCAATCTTTGCACTTGGGCCGCACCTGCTGCATACAGGGAGGTAACTAGACGCCCAGCCACAACAGAGGCCAGAGAAGCTGCTGCGACTGTTGCAGTGTCGAGAAATGCTGCCATTTTTTCCGAGTCAAGCCCGAACTCAAGAAGCGCATCAGCAGCCGAAATAAGACCATTGGTGAATGTTTGAAGGGCACCAGTCTGGTCTTCCAACGAAACAAGGACTTGAGTAAATGCAGTGCGAATCCTGACCCCTGCATCGGTCAGGTTATTGGACATGCCGGCGGCTGCCTTGGAGTTCTCTTCTAAGGACTTACGTAGACCCTCGGTGAGCATTTGCGCCGTTAATTGCCCCTGCGCACCAAGACTCCTGACTTCCGCCCCCGTCTTACCTGCAGCGGCGCCGATATCCTCAATAACAGACGGGACTGCGCTGGAGATTGTTTCCCATTGGTCAGCCGAAACCTTGCCGGTGTTGATTGCCTTGGAGAACTGGCTGATCGCTGCCTCTGCTGCATCCGCCTTGGTCGCATTGGTCACGAATGCATACGACAGCGAATCCATCACATCCAGTGCAGACGTTGTGTCGTATCCGAGAGCTTTCAGGCCTGCAGAAGTGCTGATGTAGAGTTCCTGCGCCTCGGAGAGCGCTCGGTATGTCCCGTTGGCGGTACGGAGCAGTCTGGCCTGTACGTTTTCATACTCTTCCTGGCTTGCAGACGCCAGACGAACCCTGTCAGCCATCTCCTGATAGGACTGGACCATGCTGGCCATCTCGCGGAGCGCTGACGCCGCGATGATCGTCTTAATAGCCGACGAAAGCTTGGTGACAGTCGTGTTGAGACGTGCCGCCTCGCTATCAGCACGCCGCATGGTTGCCTGCATCTGATCCAATGAACGGTCAGCAGCATTCGTGCCGTTTACAAGGCCAGAGGTATCCGCCTCGACGGTGTAGTAGATGCTGCCGACATTCTCAGCCATCAGGGTGCTCCTTTCGCCCGCGCCTTGCGCTTGGCCTCGATCTTGTCGAACCACTCCATCGTCGCGTCATGCTCTGCCGCGGTCGGGGCTCTGGCGCCCGGAGCGTTCGATTCGGTTGGGGGGTATTTCGCGCGCAGAGCGCCGATCAGGCCGGTCATGGTCATGGACCAGGCTTCGCGCTCGCTCAGCCCCAAATGCGCTATCGCAGTCGCGACGTACTCCCGCGCCACGAATTCCGCCGAGTAGTTCGGCTCTTCGTCATGGCGCCGGGGAAGCGGCGGAAGCGCCCCGGTGACGCCGTGCTTCAGCAGGCAGCGCGCGAGAGGCACAAGGTGCTCGACGTCCGCAGTTCCTGGCCGGTAGACCAGGTCCTGGTCGTAGTAGCCAAACACGTCGGACAGATCCTGCTCACTACAGGCCATCACCACGGCCAGGGCGTCCGCGAACTGGTCCGCCTGGTGCTTCTCGGTGATCGGGTCGCTCATGACTCGCGCGAAGACGTCGACAATCTCGGCCGGCGTACCGAGCTGGGTCATGGCGTACAGGGACGGCCGCAGGAGAAAGCACTCCCCCGAAGCCGTGTGTACGCCTATCTCACCGATCTCGGTGAGGATCACGGTGCAGTAATGGTTACCAGAACGGTCACGCTTACCGAGGGACGCGCCGCACTGGTGATTTTCACCGTGGTGGTGCCCACATCAACGCCGGTAACCAGGCCGGTAGAGCTCACGGTAGCAATCGCCGGCGCCGCACTTTCGTAGACCAGGCCAGGAGCCGCGCCAGTCGGAGATACAGCGGCGGTCAGTTGCTGGGTGGCACCTTCGGCGATCGAGACAGATGTCGGCGAGACGGTGATGCCCTGCACCAACGGGATGACCGTGACGGTTGCGGTATCGGTAACGCCCGGCACGACGCTGGAGGCAGCGGTGATCGTGGCGGTACCGGCCGACAGCGCGCTGACCTCGCCGGTAACCGCGTTCACTGCGGCCACGGTCGGAGCGCTCGAGGTCCAGCGCAGGCCTTGCGGAGCGCCAACAGGCAGCACGACGCCTTCGAAGTTGAAGCCCTCGCCAACGGTAAGCGAGAGGGTCTCCGGCACGACCTGAATGCTGGTGGGGTCCGGCGCATCCGCGTCGGGGGTATCTTCGACGATCAGGCCGAAGTCGGAAGCGGTCGCCGAAGCCTCGAAGCTGTAGGTAGTGACATCGTCGTACGGCGCGGAGCGACTGAGGTTGCTGATGAGCATGAACGCGGTGAAGGTCAGGTCCGGGAAAGTCATGCGCATCCAGACAACAGGCTGTCCGCCAGTCGAGTCAGGTTTCACGACATGCTTCGTCAGGTCGATCAGGTTCTGCGCGCCAGCGCCGGAGGCCTTTACGGTACCGTCACCGGAAATGGTCAGCGTCTGGAAGCTGGCCAGGTTCTCGCGCAGCGCGCCGACCGAGTCGGAATCGGTTGCGTCGATGGTGTCCCACTCGACGGTGAACTCCTTCGTGCGGAGCGACCCGAAGCGGCGCCAGTCATTCTCCGCCGGCAGCGCATCGCCGCACCCGATGTAATACTCGAGCACGACGTCGCGGCCCGGAAATTTGAGCTTCTTGCAAGCCATGTCTGGCCTCCTGATTAGTAGAGAACTTCAAGGTCCAGGCTGTACCAGGCCCGGTTTTCCGTGGTGTATCCGGGCCCGATCGGCTCTCCGATTGCCCGAACAGATGCGGCGCCACAGGGGACGCTGTCGCCAAGCGCTGCCTGCGCCAGGGTCTCGATTGAGTTGCCGACGTCGACAACGTGTTTCCGGACGCCCTTCGGGCCGAGGAGGATCACCTTGAACCGCAGGCGACGGACGTCGACCTGAGTCGGGGCGCCGCCGGTTTGCTGGATCGCTGCGATGAATGCCGAGTCGAGCGAGGGGTGGTCGACCCACATCCCACGGCTGTACTGGTAGCCCTCGCCCAGGATCGAAGCCAGCCAGTCCTGGAAGGCGTCGTAGGGGGTCATACGCGGTAGGTCCTGCGGAGGATGGCCGGGATAGCTGGAATGATCTGGTCAAAACCTTTCGTGAGAAACTCAGGCTCCGCATTCGGAGCCCAGTAGTCTCCCCGGCTGGGGTCGTTCTCGTCGCGCGGCTGGCCGGCGAGAGTGCCTGGCGCTTCGTGGACTGCCGCCGCATAAGCGGCGGTGTAACCGACGCTCCCCTCGACCCCGTTGGGGCCAACAGTGATCTGGGGGGCCGTTTGACTGTTGACGAGAGTCGATGTGTCGATCGGCGTCATGGTCTGCGCCATTGCGGCGCCCTGGCTCAGTACCTCGTAAACTGCGCGCTCGGAAACACCGCCGGCGATGTTTTCGACAGCCACACGAAGATTCCGCCGGACGCGGTCGATTCCTTGGATTGCCATGTCAGGTCACCAGCAGAAAGTCCGGCTGTTCACCGAAGAAGGACATGTCCCAGTTCGTCACCGAGCGAATCTCTTCCCAGCCGTTGGATCCGTCGAACTGGATCAGGTCCAGGTACTTCGGCCGGCGGTCCTCGGTGAATATCTGGTGGCGCGATACGAATTCGGCGCCGCTGTTGTCGCGGACCTGCTCTCCCTTCGCTACCCAGGTGCAGGCGATTTCGTACTCAGGGCCGTAAACGGCGTCCTGGGTCGAAAGGTCGAAGTGCAGGAATGGCCGAACCGTCGCCGTGTTGGTGTAACTCCAATTCGCTGTCGTGCTCATGAGTCACCACACATGCAGCCGCCTCGTGCGATCCAAAGGCCGCCATGGGCGGTTTGGGTTGGATTCGGCGGGATCAGTCCCGTCGCACATCCGTACTTGTCCAGTGCGTTCAGCAGGGCCAACTGCGCCTTCCAGCGATCAGCAAAGGCCTGGTAGCGGAACGATCGAGAAGCGCCGGATGGGGCCGTCTGGCTGCTGATGTACTTGTCGGCCTGGGCCAGCGCAAACAGCGCCAGCAGGTAGGCCTGGATCAACAGCGCGGTCGATGCCGGGTAGTGGGCATCCAGGCAACTCTGGATCTCCTGCAATTGCTCGATCCACGCCGCGAGTATGAAATCGGGCACGTTGTCGATGCCCTGGCTCTGCAGATACTGCCGGGCCTGCTCAACTGTGATCATCACCACATCCCTCCAGTTGCTCGACCTGCAGGTTGCACAGACGGAGGAGGTGTCGTTGAAGAATCCGAAGCGTCATACCTTGGGCGTCTTGCGCAGCATCCACGGTGTTCCGGATAGCATCGCAGAGCCTGAAGTCATCGCTAGCCCCGAACGAGGCCGGGAACTCCATGGGAGCGGGCGGAGCCTTCGGAATTGCCGGGATGTCCGAGTCGATCAGATTGCCAAACATTTCATTCTCCAGAAGAAGCGACCCCATCGCTGAGGCCAGAAACGACGAAGCCGCCCGCAGGCGGCCTCTCGTCACGCACCGGTCACTTGGCCGGGAACAGCTTCGCCAGTTCGCCCTCCGGCAGCAGGGCGGCAAGCGCTTCCTCTCCCTGGCGGCCATCGAACTCGATCTTCAGTTCCTTCAGGCGCGCTTTGATCAGCTCGCGGCGCTCGCTTCCGTCCGGGATCGCCGGGGTCAGGGTGCCGGCCTGGGCCTTGGCCTGCTCCCGGATACTCGCTGCTTCCGCGTTGGCCGCGGCGATGATGCCTTCGGCCTGGGCCTTGGCTTCGTCGATCATGGCATCGACGGATGCACGCGCTTCGGCGAGAGCTTGCCTGGCCGCTTCGTCAACCTGGGCCGAAACGTCCAAGGTCAGGCTTCCGTTCTTGAGTGCGCCAACCTCGCGCACGTTCGGCAGGAGCGCAGCGGCAAGTGATTCGAGTTCCAGCACCTGGCCCTTGGAAACGCCGTTCCAGGGTTTGATCACCTCGTATTTGGGCATGTCGGTCTCCTTACGCCAGGTTGGCGCCGTAGATCACGCCGGACAGACCTTCGTCGTCCTTCTTCACCTGGATGCCCATGGCGCTCATGATCTGGAAGTTGTAGTTGACCTGCGGCAGCGGCCGCGGCAGCGGCACAACGCCGGTAGCCATGCCGACCAGCGGGGTGACCACGTCGCGCTGGCGCTGGTAGCCCAGGAACTCGTTGCCCGACAGGGCGAAAGTCTGGCGAACCGCGCGCGCCGGGATGAAGCGCATGACCGCATCGAGCACGGTGCCGGCCACCACCGCATTGGCACCGCCGCCCATGGTGATCATGTAGGGCTGGGACAGGTTGGCGTTGATTTCCGGGGAAACCCAGAGAACATCGTAGGCGTCCACCTTGTTGGCACGCGCAGCTTGGCCGAATGCGCCTTTGGTGAAGAAGTCGATGATCTGCTGCGGCGTGGCGGTGGTCAGGTCGATGTTCGCGCCGCCGGCGCCGGAGCCCAGGTTGACCTTGATGGTGTTGCGGTGATTGCGCAGACCCTGAGCCGGGTAGTTCTCGACCTGGATGTTGGTGGCGCCGTCCAGGGTGTAGGCAACGATCCGCTTGCTGAACTTGCGGAGCTTCGCAGCCTGCGAGTCCAGAACCAGGTCGATGCCGACGGTGTTCATGCCGGCAGCATGGCGCCAGTTGACACCGTAGCCGGCGGTGAACACCGGAATGGGGTCGCCATCGGAGTTGTACTCGGTGTGATCGAAGGAGTACGGGGCCTGGCCGTCGATGCTCACCGACACATCATCGGCGATGTCGCCGGCCACGTTGTAGAGCTTGGCGGTCTTGCCGATCGGCAGCACGGTCTGCACCTGCAGGAGATCGTTGACGATCTCCATGCCGGTTTCCTGGTTGCGGTACTGGATGATCTGGGCGTCGACCTCGGCCCAGAACTCACGACCCAGGCCGGCGAGCGCGTTGCAGGCCAGCATTTCGGGGGTCATGGCGCCGCGGTGGTGGGTGATCATCGCAGCGTTCTGGTTGTTCCAGATGTTGCGGTTGGCCTGCAACTCCTGGTAGTGGCCCATCAGGCGAGGATGGGCGGCGATTGCTTGCTGGGTGAGGAACATGTGTCCGTACTCCTATTAGGGCGCCGGGGCGGCGACACTGCCGACACGGAAGCGGATGCGGATGAAGTCGGTTTCGCCGGAGGCGATGACTGCATCGTCCTGGCTGTACCCGAGGACCGTGTCGGTATCGCTCGACGCGATGGCACCCTGGCCGCTGGTGCCGAGCTTGATCGGCGTGTCCTTCTTGTAGGTGCCGGCCGGGCACAGCACGGCGAGCTCGCGACCCTCTTCGACGTAGTTGCCCACGGCCGAATGGCCGGCGGGAACCTCATCGCGGATGTTGAGCCCTTCGTGGTGAGCGCAGTCGATGACGTAGAGGCGGCCAACGCTGGCGCTTGCCTGGGCGAACAGGTCGCTGCCATTGATCACGGCGAACGTGCCGGGCAGGAGTGCCGCGGCGGTCTTGCGGGTTTCGGTCTTGAACAGCGACTTGCCGTCGATGTTCACGCGACGATAGCGAGACATGGCTTACTCCTTCGGCAGGTTGGCGATATCGGCGGTGAGGCCGCCTTTGTCGGTGGCAGCATTGGCGCCCAACGGAGCGGATTCGCCGCACTGCTTGAACATTTCCTTGAGCGCGTCGCCGGCCAGGCTGTTGGCGATGACCTCGCCAAACTTGGCCTTGACCGCTTCGCGCATGCTGTCTTCCTCGGCGCGCTGGTTGGCGGTCAGCGTATCGGCCAGCGCCTTGTGATTGGCGACCAGGCCGTCGACCTTGTCGGCCAGGGGCTTGATGATGGTGTCCGCCAGTTCCTTGATGGCGCTGGAGGTGTTGGTGCCGATTTCCTTCACGATTTCGGCCTTTTCTTCGGGGGTCAGGGGCATGTCGCCCTCCTTCTCAGGTTGATCAGGCCGAGCCTGACGATGGGTGAAAATGTTCTTGATGCTGTTGGCCACCATGGCGACCCAGGACTCTTGCCTGACAACGGGCTGACCAGATTCGTCGAAGACGATCTTCCCTGCCTCGACCTTGTAGCCGTACACCTCGGTCACACCGCCATTGCGGCTGATCACAGCCTGAGAGTCGGTGAAGTCGGCAACCCATGCGTACTGGTCAGGGCCGGAGGCGAATCGCTCCTTTGCGGCGCGATCGAGACGCTGCTCCCGCTCCCGATAGGACTCGCCAACCAGAGCGCCGGAATTCGGCTGAAGCGGGACAGCCTGGTCGGCGTTTACCATCAGGCCGACGCCCTGCTCAGGAGTGGCCGCCCCTACTTCGTGCAGCAGGATCGCGTCGTGGTCCATGCTCTGGATGTCGGCGACCCACTCCGCGCCCTGGGCACGCTGGCTTTCGTTCGGCTCGATGCGATTGAGGAATGCGGCAACGCTGGTATGGATCGGGGGGACGTCCTCCCCCTTCTCCAGCGCTTCGACGCGCTGCAACAGTTCACGGCCGCCCTCCGTGGACTTGGCGAACTCGACGTCGACCCACTTCTCCATGTAGACCCGGTTGCCTGACTTCTTCACGTTGCGGTTCCAGGCGCCGACGTGGGCGGCGTTGATCCCTTCAGGGGAGAACGCAGACACGAACTTCCCGTCGACCATCGGGTGCCCGAGCGGCGCCAGCGTTCCCTCCAGGCCTGGGTAGTGCTTGTCGATCTGCTCGGCGGTGTAGAGACCACCGTTCATGATCACGCCGGCCGGCAGGGTGTAGCTCGGCAGAACCAGATGTTCGCGCCCGTTGTGTGTCTCACGCCGAATGCTGGCGCTGTTGACCTGGGTGGTGATGTTGACCTGCATGGGCATGGCTCAATCCTCTTTCGCCCAGGGCCCGCGCCCTTTGGCTTTCATGACTTGGTAGTTGCGGCGCGCGCGCTCGACGATGGCCGGGACCACCGGGTTCCCTTCGTCATCGACCAGTACCTCGACCTGGCTGCACTTGCAGTTGATCGAGTTTCCGTCTCGGCTGTACCAGTCCCTCACCTCGTCCGAGGTGTAGAGCCTGGCGTGCCTGGCCGCATGGGTTGCCCTGGTGCTGGGGGACAGGGCCGACATATGCATCAGCTTCGACTGAACGCCGTAGTCGGCCTCAGCAGCGTCTTTTTCGTCCCAGCGAGCCCTTCGGAGAGCGGTTGTGACTTCGGTGCGTGCGATGCGATGGCCGCGACGCGCCTCGATGCCGGTCTGGGCGGTCAGATCCCGTGCGATTTCGCGGGGATTCTTTCCGCGCCCCATGCCCTCGGCGAGAATGCGCGCCATGTCGGCCTTGACTTGGCCGGACAAGCCCTTCATCTCCTCGAACTCCCGGGCGCGAAGCAGTGCCATCCGCGCGCGGTAGGCGTCGGATCGAAGCAGGACATCCAGCGATTCCCGGCCGGCGCGGTATGCAGGCGATTGCTGCGCCAGGTTGGCATGCGTCTGTGCGGTACCGCGGATGTAGGCAACCCCGACATAGGATTCGAAGAACCAGAGGTCGCGCTCCCCGCCCTCCTGCAGTATCTCGTCGACCATCAGGTTGGTGTCGGCGAACGCCGCGGAGAGAAGGGCCTGGTCGAGACGGTAGGTGTACTGCTCATTCACCACCGGCTGGGCCGGGATTCGATCCAAGGCAGCGACATAGCCATCCCGGATTTTCCGCATGCGCCTGTCGAACTCGCGCATTGCGCCCCTTTCCAGTCGATCTACCCCGGTCGGGTCACTGCTGCTCGCCGGTAGGATCGGTGCGCGCGGCATCTTCATCCTCCGGTTCGGTATCAGGCAGCGGGTCACCGCCCACGAGCGGGTCGTAGCCAGCCTCTTCGCGGATCTCCTCCGCGGTGAATACCGGCTCGCCAGTGCCGATTGCGGCGCTGTTGATCTCGCTCATGGTCTTGGAGTTGGCCAGGCGCTCGGCCTTGGTTGGAACGGTGAGGTCATCCCAGATTGCCGTGAACTCAGCCTTCAGCGGGACCACGCCGATGCGCATCAGGTGCCCGAACAGGTCGTTGATCTCGAACGTCAGTTCTTGCACCCGGCGCGCCTGGCATCTGGCGTTGTGGTACTTCTGATCCTCACTGCTCGCCCTTTCGCCGGTCTGCATGCCCACCAGGATCTTGGTCGGGATGTCGACGCCGGCGGCGGCGGTTTGCAGGTTGACGTTGTACGTAGGGCCGGGGTCCGAAACAGCGGACACCATCTGCGTAACGGTCGCCCCCTGGGTTGGGAGCAAGACATCGTTCCCTCGGTTTAACTGACGCGCTGCCTCGTTGAAGCGCTCGTTGAGCGCATCGATCGTCACCCCATAGGTACTGGCGATCTCGCCGAGCTGAATCTCCTTGTCGAAGTTCAGCAGGAGCTGGCGTGCGGCGTTCTTCAGGAACGATTCGCCACTGCCTCCCTCGACCTTCTCCAGGCTGATGAAGGAGTTGTAGGCAGGCTCCAGGAATCCGATTGCATCGTCGGTCCAGTCTCCGAGAATGAACACCCGGTCCGGATGGATATCTCGCACCAGACCGGGACGACCGGCTTGGGAGGCCTCGGTGTATTCCCACATGGTGGGCTGCCCGTAGGTCTCGCTATCCTGTTTCTCGTCAAACGTCTTGGGCTTAAGGCACCCGGCCCAGGCCGGGGTGACCTTCGCCAAGCCATTGACCTTTCCCGTGACAGGCCTGTCCCACGGCTGGCTATCCCTGATGTGCAAGAGCAACCCGGAATAACGACCAACAAGGCGGCGCCGGTCGGCTTCGGAGACAGCCCGCCAGAACCTGCCGCCTGCTATCAACGGCTTGTTCTTCCTCTCCCACTCGGTTTCGTCCTTGGAACGGTCCTGGTCGTCACCCTCGATGACCTGCGGATTCGTCTTCCAGCAAGTGGTGACGATTTTCTCAACCGCGCCATGGGCGATGCCGCCCCGGCGGTACATGGTGTACAGGTCGTTGAACGTGATTTCCTGGGGGAATCCGTACTCGCACCATGCCTGTGGCCGCTTCGCGTCATGGCCAATGCCCTGGTTCAGCAGGCTCATTCGGGCACGCGCGATGGCACTGCTCATCGCGTGATTGACCGCGAGGTCGAGTTTGTCAGTCATGGTCAGTCCGATTTCAGGATGAGGCCTGGCTTGTCCGTCTCGCGGACCAGTTCGACAGAAGAGAGGTTGGGGTCACGCCATACCATCGTCCCTTCGGCACCGGCGTTCTCGACCGCCACGGTGCGGGCGCATGTAGTGCAGCGCGCACGGACAACCATGGAGCGGCTGGTAGCGCGCTCCTTGAGGATGAAGATGGCCATCAGCGGGCTCCGGGTAGCAGCATACCGACCGCGCCGCGGCGCTTGATCAGCGGGCCCAACGCGTACCGGCTCGCGTCCATGAAGTGGTTGTTCTTGTCGATGATCTCGGCGAGCACGTCACCGGTCAGGCGGTCGACCTTGTAGCTGTAGAGCCTGGCCTCGCGCAGGAAGCCGGTACAGCGCACGTGAATGACAATCTCGACGTAGCTGCGCAGATGCGCGATGCCGTCCTCGACGCTGCCTTGCCACTTCGCCACCGGCTCGATGCGCGGCAAGTTGGCGCGCTTGTGGTCACGCCCCTTGCTCTTGACGTGGCTGATTGTCTCCGGCCTGGCCGAATCGGCCCGCACGGCGTGCAGTTCGATGCCAGGCAGACGGTCGATCATGAACTGGGCGATGTCGTCGTTTTCGAGGCCGACCTTGCTGGCTTCGTACTCGACCCAGAGCCGGCGATCGTGCACCCAGAGCTTCACGCCGGCTGTGGGGTCCTGACTGAACCCCCAGTCCAGCCCGTAGTAGGGGCCATCCCAGCCCGGTTCAGGCGTGAACTCCGCCACTCGGTACTTGCCGGACAGGATCTGCGCGTCGCTGTTCTCGCGGTAGGCGCCATCCCAGATCCAAGCGTAGGTCTGGTCGTCCAGCGACTCCCTGTCGTTCAGGCGCTCCTGATCGAGGACGTCGGGGAACCAGGGATTGTCCGTGTAGTTGAGTTCGACGATCTTGGCGCCGGCCGGCATGTTTTTCCGGAACCGGGTGTCGGTAGGGCTGCCGTCCTTCTCCGGGTTCCAAGTGATCCAGACTTCGGAGTCGCACTCGCGAACCGTCGGCACCAGCTTCTGCCAGGCGATCTCACTGACGTTCTCGGCCTCATCGACCCATGCGATGAGGATGCGCGCCTTCGACTTGATGCTATCGAGGTTGTGGCGTAGGCCGGAGAACGAGAACCACACCCGTCGGTTGCGGGTGCGGATGAACTTCTCGCCGATCTCGAAGTAGGCGTTGAGCCAGGGTTCGGACCGGATCGCCTGCTTGACCTCCTCCATAGAGGAGTCTTCCAGGCTGTTCATGTACTCCCGGCCGCAGAGAATCTGCCCGGAGATACCAGCCTCGGCGAACATGTAGGCCCGGATCGCCGCCATCTTGGCAAAGCTGCGGGTCTTGCCGCTGCCGCGCCCGCCGTAGGCGCCCCTGTACCTCGCGGGCCCGGAGAAGACCGGAATCAGCTTCGGTGGGAGTTCAATCCGTGCTTTCACCAGGCGCCACCAGTTCGATCATGGTCGGCATGGTGGGAATCGGGCCGCCGCCGGGGCCCGAGTGCTCGAACTTGTCGGTGAACACGCCGTGGTGGCGGCCGAGCAGTTCCAGGTTCTTCACCTTGTCCGGCCATTTGATCTTCTTGAGGATGCCGACCGCCGCGCGGGAATCGCCCTTGCCCTCGAACATCTCGGCCAAGTCGAAGCCGCTGAGGTACTGGCGCCAGGCCTTGGGCCACTGGCTGAGCGGGCGGAGGGTCAGGTCATCGTTGACAATGTCCAGGAGGTCCATCTGATCGATCTCCTCCAGGCGCCGGACGACGTAGTCGGCGTCAGACCTGGTGCGCTCGGCGCGCTCCTTCATAGCCGCCTGGATGGCGGATGTGATGTCCGGATTCTGCAGCAGTTGGTAACCGATCTCGGACGCGCGATTCTTGCTGTACCCGGCCCTGATTGCCGCCTGGGTCGCATTGAGGTCGAGCAGATACTCGGCGACGAAGCGGCGCTGTTTTGCTGTTAGCGCCATGGATCACCTCAACTGAGCCTCAGGATGGGCGCGATGTTGCCCTTGTTGCGGTAGACCAGCACCAGCAGCACCAGCAGGACCGCCAGCAGGTAGGGCGATATCGGCGTTGCGTGGCGCGCCATCAGAACAGCCAAGCTGATCGACAGCGCCTGCATGCCGGTCCCAGCGGCGAGGATGTACGCGCAGAGCGAGACGCCAAACCGGTACGTCGCGCCGTGGCGCTGGTACGTGAAGATGCGGCAACTGATAGCGCCGCAGACGGCCGCAGCCGCCAGGGTCACCAGGTCAACCATCTTTCCGACCTCCGATCATGCCGACGATGCGCTGCAGAACGATCTGAAGCCATGCCGGCGCGCGGCCACCGATCATCCAGTCGAGCACGCCGATCAGGATCGTGACGATCAGCGCGGCGGTGACCAGTGCGGGCAGCCCGGAGAACTGGGTCGCGCCCCGCCCGACAGCCTCGGTGGCGGCGTAGTAGCCGCCGACCCAGGACGCCAGCAGGTAGCCGAGGCGCCTGGCCATTGTCAGGTCGTGAGCCCAGAGCACGAACAGCAGCGCGCCGGCGAAGCCGCCGATCACCGCATTGACGTCTACTCCGGGGATGATTGCGGTGGCAGTGAGCCCGACGGCGCCGGCTGCTGCTACTGCTCCGCTGCTCGTCGGTTCAGCCATGGGGTACTCCAGAAACGAAAAAACCCGGCGCCAGGGCCGGGTTTTCGGGGGGATCTGTTGATCGGGTGTAACTGTGCACAGTGGCAAAACGATACCCAAATGCTCGCCAAATCGTCAAGCGACCTGTTTCAGGCGCTCCCGCTGGGTCCAGTAGGCAGCCACGCGGTCATGGTATCGCTGGTGCACCTCGGGCAGTTCCAGGACGTCATCGCCCCACTCTGCCCGGTAGGCCTCTCCGTACCGCTTCATCCTCGCCGCCCAGGCTGCCAGCTGGTGGTCTGACATTCCGCGCAGGCGCTCGGCCAGGCGCTGCTGGTGGTGCTCACGGCGCTGGGCATACAGCTCGGCCCGAGCCTCGGCGACCACGTCCCGGTCGTTCTCCAGCCAGCGCCAGCCCGGCCCCTTCCGGAGCCCGCTCTGCTTCGCTACCACCTCGGCCACCGGCTTCAGCGCTTGGGCGTCCAGCTTGTCGACGTGCCGCGCCAGCCGCTCCCAGGTACTGGCGTAGTCCCGAGCCCAGTGGCTGGGGTCGACGCGGCAGCCCAGACGCTCCTCGATGAACAGGCAGACCTCGCCGGGGCCCAGCGTGTCCCGGCCATTCACCGCCCGCTTGTGCGAGTTGATCGCCGCCAGCGCCATCCAGTACGCCCGCTCGCCCTGGCGCTGGGTCAGTTGGCCGAGGCCGGCGCCGATCCAGACCAGGCCGTGAGCGATCGCCACGTCGTCACCGGTGGCCAGCGGCGAGTACAGCGTGTGGCCGAAGTGCTGCAGCGGCTTCGGCAGCGAGCGGATGGCAGCCTGCACCAGGCCGGCGGCCAGCATGTGGGCGCTACGCCCATTGGTGTCCTTGCGGTCGGGGTGCGTCTCGTTGGCCACCCGGCCCTTCTTGCCCAGCGCGGCCTTGTCGGCCGCCACCGCCAGCACTGAGCTCCGACTCTCGTAGAAGGCGTCATGCCAAGCCTGGCGCGCGCTGATCAGTCTCATTTCGACTCTCCCCTGTAGTTTCCTGTAGTCACTGCTCGCCCTCGAGGAGAGGGACGATCTTCACTCGCACGCCTGGCGTTTCGCTCCAGAGCTTCTGGAATATGCCGCGGGTGGCCTGAACATCGTCACGCCAGACAACGCCGTTGCAGGCATCGCAGATGGCCTTGAGGCAGTTGTCCGCATCCGGTTTGCGCATGGCGGCGATCTCACCGGTCAGAGCCTGTGCACGCTTGCGTTTCGACCATGAGGCTGGCACTTGGTGGTACATCCAGATCTCGATGAGGCAAGGCCGGGTTATCAGCGGGCGCCCCGCCATTGCCTGCTGTGCGGCCATGGCCACCAGGCCTTCGTACGCCACGGTCTTCGCGGGAGTGAACATTCTGGCGTGGGCGCCGACGCGGCCGATACGCGGCCTCCCCTTCCCCTGAGGCTCGCCGGGTACGGTGAACATCACCGGGCGGAGGTCATGCATCACGGCGCACCTCCGGCGCTTTCCGGCGCATCGTGGCCAGCAGCAGTTCCCGCGCCTGGGCGCCACTGAGCCCATCCAGGCCCTGGGCTTGCATCCGCCGGCGGAGCTGCTGTTCGGCTTCATCCTCGGCCAGGTCCAGCAGGCTCTTCCCGGTGTCATGCTCAATCGCGTGGATGACGGGCTGGCTCAGCGGGATGTTGTTTGCCCACCGCCGGACCATCTCTGCGTAGTGGAACCCGAAGCGCTTGCGGAGGCGATCGTCGTTCACCTCGCCGGTGCGCAGATCGAAAACGCCGGTGGCCTCGGCGGCGGCCTTGACCACTTGGTGGCGATAGCGGCACGCCAGAGCCTGGTTGAACGCGGTGTCGTGGTCCGGCAGACCGAGCGACTCCGGCTGGACGCTCAAGCAGAGTTCCCGGAATGTCGGCGCCGCCGGCGGCCAGTCGAACCGGCTGCCCATGAACGTCAGCATGTTGAGCCCGTGGGCCAATTGCTGACCGGTCAGCCCCTGGAGCACCGTAGCCCAGGCGCCGTCAGGATTCGGGTTGTCGCCAAAACTCGACGTCCAGCGGTGCCCGTACATCTCGGTCATCTTCACCCAGAGCCGTTCCAGCAGCCTGTCGGGCAGCCTCGTTGGCGGCGACGATTGCGTTGACGCGGTCGACGGCTGAGCGAGGGCCCTGTCGATGTGGGAGGCCGCGCTTTGCGGCACGATGGCCGGCTTGGCCTTCGGCGTTTCCTGCTTGGTTTCCATGGCTGCTCCTGTTCTGGTCGAAGCGCTGGTTGCGGCGGATTTTCTGTGCCAGTTCGTGCTCCCACTGGCCTTGGGACTGATACTTCTCGGGGCGGTTGATCCAGTAGCTGCGGAATTCGAGAAGCTCGTCGTCGCGTAGCTGGTAGGTCCCAATCCCGTTACGGACCAGCGTTGCCGGCCACCCCTTCGCACTCGGCACCCAGGCCTCATGCATCGGGAATCGATCAGCACCACATACCGGCTCTGCCTCGCGCGCGTTACGTGACGGAGGAGGTATCGGAGGAAGACCGGATGTAGGCCCCACCTCTGGCCCCACCTCGGGAGAACCTCCGGCCCCACCTCCGGCCCCACTTGCTCCAACCTCTTCGCTGTAGCCCAGTAGTTCCGGGGCTTCTGACTCTAAATCCTTGGCCCCACCTAGGGCCCCAGGTCTGGCCCCACCTTGGTCAAACCTCTGGCCCCACCTCTCCGAGACGGATTGATCCCGTGAGGCCTTCGGCAGGTGGAAAACGAAAGGACCGATGCTGGGCATAGGCTCGACCATGCCGCGGCGCACCAGCGCATCGATGGTGTAGCGGGCCTCCTTGCGGGTCGCCTTGTGCGCAGGACGCCCAGGTGATGCCGGGATGCTCAAAACCTCGATCAGCATCTGCTCGCTCAGGCGGCGGGTTTCGCCAGCGATGCCGGTCCTGTAGTCCATGAACATCCGGATCGCGCAGTACACCTTCAGCAGCTGATGCGGCTCGTCGAAGAGCGCATCCCACTCCTCGTCGTTGATCTGGAAGGACGGCATTCAGTCCCAACCCAGCGGTCCCGGCCGCTTCTTCTCGGCCTTGAGGCCCAGCTCGGCCAACGTCTCCAGCGAACGGAGATAGTCCGCGCTGACGACCACCGCATGCTGGGGAACGATTTGAAGCTCAAGCACCGAGGCGGCCTTGCAGAAGCGCTCGATGAGGCCGTCCTTCTTCCACCCGGTGATAGCCGACTCGCTCAAGCCGACTGAATCGGCGACGACCTTCTGGCCCACAGACAGAAGCTGGCTCAAGAACAGCGCCTCGAAATCGCGTGATCTTGACTCTTGCTCGGGGGTTAACTTGCTCGTCGACATGGTCAGGACGCCATTTGGACGGATACAGCAAGCGAGTCATGCTCTGGCTCAGGGAAAGCTTCAGCCAGCGTGCACTCAGCACCAAGGTCGTTCAGTGCCGCCACGATACGTCGGCATTCACTGAGCCCAGGCTTACGGCGCCCTGTTTCGTAGTGGCCGATCGCGGCCTGGGTCAGCCCAACTCGCTCGGCAAGCTGGGTCTGGGTCACACCCGCCTGCTTGCGGATGGCTTTCAAGGCACTCATGGCTTCCTCCAAGGTGAAGTGTCCTTTTTTGAAAATACATTTCGTACTTATTTCTTGCAAGGATTAGTACATGACGTGCGTTGCACTTGCTAATACGGTCTGTAGCATTCCGCCCATGAATAACTGGATACAGATAGTCCGCAATGCCATGGCGCGGCAGGACATCACACAAGCGCAGCTCGCAGAGCAGATGGGGAAAACTCAGGGGGCCGTAGCGCACTGGCTAAACGGGCGGAGAGAGCCCAGCATTGCCGACATCAATCAAATGTTGACCTTGCTCAATCTGCCCCCTCTCACAATCCAGTTGCCTGATGATCGAGTGCAGAACGTGGCACCAGCAGATCAGCCGACCCGCATGTATCGATACCCGATAGTTAGTTGGGTCGCCGCAGGCGCTTGGCGCGAAGCGATAGAGCCGGCCGGCTTCGATACATTCGAACTCAGTGACTACAAGGGTAAGGGAAGGTCATTCTGGCTGGAGGTGAAGGGGGATTCGATGACGGCCCCGGCCGGCGAGAGCATTCCGGAAGGCATGCTGATTCTCGTCGACACCGGGCTCGAGCCGAGGCCTGGCGATCTGGTGGTTGCGAAGCTGGCCGACAGCAACGAGGCAACCTTCAAACAGTTCGTGTCCGACGCAGGCCAGAAGTACTTGAAACCCCTGAACCCCGCATATCGCATGCTATCCATCGACGACAACTGCGAGATGGTCGGCGTTGTCACCCGAGCTATCCGCAAGTTCAGGTGATCTACGGGTGGAACGGGCAGAAGTTCTGAGCCAGGCCGCTTGGCGCAGAACATTTTTTGATCAAACAAGGAGGTTCCATGCGAGCAATCGCTATTGCGGTACTGATGATTACTCTGTCCGCCTGTGCCAGCAACGGGACACCAATCGATCAGGCGGACGTTCGACAGATCGTTCAGGGGCAGACCACCTACGACCAGATGCTGGAGAGATTCGGTAATCCGCTTTCCCAATCCTTCGACTCCGATGGAAATCTTCAGGCTATCTGGTTCTACGTCTACGTCGGCCCCTTCGGGACCGGCATGGAGCAGCAGAGCCTGACGGTACTCTTCGACAAGGACAACAAGGTCAAGCGGTACGTGATGACCAATGGTCAGCCTGGGAAGAACTGACAACCAGAAGGGGCGGCTGATGACCACAGAAAACGACGTTGAAATTCTGAAGTTGGCGATCACCAGGCTCCACAGGTTTGCCCTGCAGAATGCCAGCTCGCAGATGAGGATCGTATCCATACTGTCGGCGATGGATTCGATTCCTGCACATGCTCAATCCAGATTGATTGAGGCAATGCACAGCATCAATGACCAGATCGCAACGATCAAGGAAATCGGGGAGATTCTTAGGGTCGAGGACGATGACGAATCAGACCGTTGATGTCAGCTTGCTCCAAATTCAGTATGCTTCCTTGGAGCGGGAGCTAGAATCCCTGAAGCAGAAGAGCGGACTTCCACCTGGGGGTGATGGCGTGGATACTCGGATCATCAACCTGGAACGAGATATGACCGACGTTAAAGTCGCGCTTGGCAAGGTCGAGACGCGGCTTGAAGGTATCGAAGCGCGCATGGTTACCAAGGGTCAGATGGCCATTTGGGCATTGAGTTCGCTGCTGGTTGTTGGTGGCTCGTTCTTCGCTGCCGTCTGGTGGGTAGTCCAGCAATACCTGGCCCCCATACTGGCGGCCATAGGAAAGATTCCAGCCTGACCCAAGCCCCGCATCTGCGGGGCTTTTCGTTTGCGGTCGAGCCAGACCATGCAACGCTGACGAGGCTGGTCGCCGCCCACGTGGTCTCCATCCTACATCCTCCCCTTGACCTGATAGGTCGCCATATCCTCGCTCTGGCTTTCCACCTGGTCATCGCTTCCCTCCTGTTCCTCCCACTTCAGCGTCACGGTGCCGTCGTCGTTGAAAACCATGTCAATGCCGTCGGTCTCGGACAGCAGTTCCATCACCTGTTCCCATGCGTCATCGGGATCCGTGTCCAAGCGGTGGATCGTCACCCTTCGCAGGTCTTGGGCTTTCGGTGAGTTGATCATCTCCGATATGCGGAGCCCCAATTTCTCAACCGGAGCCATCGGTTTCGCGTCCTGCTTCTTCTGTTGTTTGGCCATCGAAAGAACCCCCTAAACTGTATATTCGTACAGTATTTTTATAGCAGAATTCTGTCAGCAACTGCCAGCATCGAAGCACAAGGAGTACTCGGAATGCTGTTCTCTCCATGGTCCGAAACCACCTATATCGCTGTCGTCGACCGAGTCCGGGCGCTGGTTGAAAGCCCCCAGGCGCAAATCCAACAGTCCGTGCGGATCAAGCGCGCGAGCAACGAACCGGAATGGGCTTGGCTTCGACTGGAACGAGACCTCCGCAGTATCGACGGCGTAAATGTCGAGGCTCGGGATGACGGAAGCTTGTTCGTTTACTGGTACGTCGAGCTCCCTCGCTGATCTTTGACCATCAAGCCCGCCCTCAAGCGGGCTTTTCTTTCGAAGAAATAAGTACATTTTGTATTGACCATGATAAATACGCTGTGTATTTTTCTACACACGCCAGCAACACACCGCCGGCCAGGCCACCGAGCCGACCGCTCTTTAACAACCCGCGCCATGAACGACTACCCGGCACCGCCGGTTAGGTCAGCCCGAGCTGCCTCCTGGCGGGCGAAAGAAATCCAGGGGAAACAACCAAGCCTGCCTCTACGGCGACCGGCGATCCGACAGGCCCGAAAGCCTGCCAACGCGCAGACAACTGCGACGGCGGACGAAGCGAAATGCTGAACCGAGCGAATGACCCGCATGCAGGTGCGGAGAAACACCGATTTCACTGGCTGGCCCTCCACCGAGGGCCAGACGGGAAGTCAACACGCCCTGGAGGAGCAGAAAATGAATGAAAAATCCTCACGTGCTGTACGCCAGGCACTTCGGGTCCTCCGCAAGGCGGAAGACGATCGCGAGGCGCGCATTGAGTACCACGAAACGGTTGGAATGCTGCGCGGCCTGTACTACGGCGGTGAGATCGATTCGATGGAGCTAGTTGCGCTCACGCAACTCGCAGGAAACGCATACATCAACGCTGGGAAACCCTGGTAAGGAGACTGAAATGGCTCAATTCAATGTCGATGCGCACCTGAGCAACGGCAAGCGCCTGGACTGGATTGCCCTGCCGGAAGGCAACGAGACACCGGATGACGTGCTGATCAAGGTACGCCAGGCCGCCATGAAGAAGTTCGGCGACCTCATCTGGTTCAACCGATGGGACCACGTTGTTGCCAGCAACGGCTACATCACCGTGCGGATGCACGCGTGAGGTACCAGTTCTTCAAGCCGATGCGGGGCTGCCGCATCTTCGCCAGTGAGCAGCACATGACCAAGCCAGCCGGCGAGCTGATCGGTTGGTGCGAGAAAGTCGACGGGAATATCTGCATTTTCAAACCGCCATGTTCGCATGAGCTTGACCGATTCATCTGGAGGCACAAGGACGGTTTAAACCCTTGGTATCTCTACTCAGCATAAACCCATGAATAAACGATTTCTCAGATGCCCTTCGCAAGAGGGGCATCGAGGAAGTCAACGAGCAAGCCAAGGAAACCGTGGCGACATAACGGAACCAGTCAGAGCGCTACCCAAGGTTTTGCTCCTGTAAGGCTGGGGCTTTCCGGACCGGCGTTGTGGGTGCCCCAAGTGGGGATAAGCCTGTGTCGTACGACGAGGAAAGTGCGTGATCTGACCGACTTGCCGCCGTAAGCGGCATCCGATTTCTCAGATGCGCTTGGGTACAGGCGCATCGAGGAAGTCAACGAATCCGGTCAAGAGGGCAAGACATGAACGCATACAAGGCAGGTGACAAAGCCTGCTACCTCGGTCGAGCACGCGCCACTGTACTGGGCAAGACATCGCGCGGCTACCGCATCGAATACTGGGGCCAGGGTGCCCGCGATGGCGAACTGATCCGCGCAACTGTTCCGGCGCGCGACCTGATGCCGATTTGACCACTTCACTGATGCCGCTTCGATGAGGCGGCATTGGGAAGTCAACCGAGGATTCAGAGATGAACCAGATTTCAATCGTGGGCTACGAAAGCGACTGCAATTGCGAGCACTGTGGTCGCGCCCTGAAACATGGAGTTCGCCTTAGCGATGGGCGATTGGTTGGGGCCACCTGCCTCGACAAGAAGCTGACAAAGCCGCGCCAGTACAAAGGCAAGTCGTTCCGCTTTGGCGCCGAGCACATCATCAAAATTGCCAAAGTCGTTCAGTTCTACTCGCCGTCCAATTGGGCGCGCTTTGGTGTTTCCGCATCGAGCACAACTTTTGAAGGTATCGCATGAAGATAAGACCAAAAGCTGGGCCAGCAAGCTTGAAAGGAGACGGGCGTGACTACTCGCGCCTAGTCCTCGCGGCATTCGCCCAGATCACCGAAGACGATGAAATTGATCGGATTGTTGAGCTAAATCGCAGGAAGCGCGAAGTGAATGAAAATGCCAAGAAGCGGTTCTAACCCGCCGCCCTGCCGGCATCACCGAGGAAAGGACATGAGAGTTCACGAGAAATTCAGCAAGAAGGGGGCGAGGCCGCTGGAGTGCGTACAACCAACTGTTCGCACTATCGCCGGCGCCGTACATCCAGTCGCGGTTGAGTTCTTCCAGACGAGCGATTCCTGCGATGGCCGCACCCTCACTGCATTCATGACGCCGCAAGAGGCGATGAAGTTGGCCCTGCATCTGCTGCACGTCGTGCAGGGCGCTATGCGCTAACCCGCCGCCCTGCCAGTAGCAGGGCATCACCAGCCCCACCGAACTCTATCCGGAGACACACGATGAAGCGAAACGCCAACCCGGCGGCGACCGTTGCTGCCTGGAATTCCGCATACCCCGTCGGCACCGAGGTCGACTACCGATTCCATCGCGCCGCGGCGCCGAAGCGCACCCGGACGACAACCGAAGCCCAGGTGCTCGGCGGACACACTGCTGTCGTCTGGCTCGCCGGAGTGTCCGGTTGCGTTGCCCTTTCCCACTGCGAGCCGGCCTGAGTCGAGCTACCTGCGGAGACAAACGTGAACCGAAGAATTTTGAAACCCGTTGGCGAGGGTGTCCTGCTCGGGCTGGGACTGGCCGTCTTCATGATCGGTCTCGTGACCACCGCCCGCGTGATCTTCCAATTCGTCGGCGCGCTGGCCGGCTGCCAACCGTGAAAAGAGAGGAATGCCAATGAAGCAGTTCGCGAAGCTGTTCGAGTTCGAAGACCTGGGCCAAGTGCTCGTGATGCTTGATCGCGGGGATGACGGCACCGGAGGTGCGCCTCTACTTCAAGCCCGACGGGCTTGGCGTCTGTTCAGTGGCGTGCAGCAACTTCCCCGGCGATGAAGACGAGCAGTGGGACTACGCCGAAAAGGGGTTCGCCACGGCGGACTCCGAAGGGGCTCACAAGATCGTCGCCGAGGCAATGCAAGTCGTCCCGGATCGCCTGGGCTAGCGGTCCAGGCGGTAGAAACGCCAACTACCACCCGAACGGAGTCACACCATGCTGATCCTGACCAGAAGACCCGGCGAAACCCTGCATATCGGCGACAACATCACCGTCACGGTCCTCGGCAGCCAAGGCGACCAGGTGCGCCTCGGCATCACCGCCCCGGACGACGTCGCCATTCACCGCTCCGAGATCTACCAGCAGATCGGCAACGTCCGTCCCGTGCCGCCGGCGGAACTGGTCGAGGCCTGGAACCGAGAGCACCCGGCGCCAGCGCTGATCGAGTACCGCCCGTACCGAGGGGCCGAACCGCAGCGCACCCGCACCGTCGGCCGGGCCAGCGTGTCGCTTGGCGGGGCGGCGGTTATCTGGATCGAAGGCCAGTCGGCGCCGGTTGCGTTGCGGGCCTGCACGGCAATATGAACAGGAGACCACGATGCGACGTGTCATGACTATGAAGGTGACGTGCGACAGGAATGGTCGGCGCACGGGCTTGGAAGATAGTGGCGAAGCACTCTTCCACCAGTGGGGGGTCGACTTCGTAGAGTTCGAGACTGGGGCGGGCAACTACACCGTGGCTGTCATTGAGCGCCCCGGAGGCACCGTTGAACTCCTGCCGGTTCACCATATCCGGTTCCTCGACACGGCGCCGGACTTCCCCGATACGGAGGACCTCACCATGTAGCCCAACCCCAACGGCAGATCGCCAACATGCGGTCGAGCCTGTACCCAACCGCTTTCACATAAGGCGGTGCATGTAAGTGGAGACAGGGCGCTTGGCGGCGCCCTTCTCTTTCCTGCTCCTGGCACGGCCAGGGCGCAGCGGAGAGTGATTTGAGGCGTGGAAGCTGGGAGCCGAAAGCTCCCTGGAGACACGCGGGAAGCGCGGGAACAAGCGCGCACGTGGGCGGCCATGGCCGATGAAGTTCCGGGCATCAGCACAGTCACCGCAGCAGCGGCAAACACCCGAGAAGCGCACTGATGCCAGAGCCGGAGTCGCGACCGGCCAGATCACTCCCCGCTGCGCATGCAGCGTTCCCCCTCTTCGCCCGGCTCCGGCCGGGCTTTTTTCAACCTCCATTCGAGAGCACCCACCACGGCGCCCACCGGGCACGACTGCCGTGTGCCTGGGTGCTGCCGAATGCAGGTGAACCACGGAGAGCATCCCGATGTGGACATACCGCGAGCGCCGCAACCGCGCGGCTTTCAGCAACGCCCAGCACACCTGGGACTTCGCCAGAGACCCGCTCTGGGACCAGCCGGAGCCGGAACCGGAGCACGAGGACGAAGAGCAGGAGGCCGACGATGGCCTGGGCGAATGAGCGCGCCGAGGGCGTGATCGAGGAAGCGATCGTCGCTATGCGTCGGTCGGTGATCCCGCGCCACGACCAGTTGGTATGGCGCGGCCAGATCGAGATGGCCTACACGCTGGACGCCATAGGCACCCGGCAATACGACGACATGCGCCGCCGGCTCGACGCCGCAGCGGATGCGAGACAGCAAGAACTGAGGAGCATCGACCTATGACCACCCGCCCCGTTCGCTCGATCATCGACGACCAACTCGACGATATCGAAGAGTTTGCCGGAAAGAGCATCCGCCAGGCCGTCGAGTTGGCCAACCGCCACGGCTACCACAACCCGTTCTTCGCCGACATATGCGGCGACCTCTGCGTTCTGCGCTTCCGGCGTAGCTCCCGCCTTCACGCGACAACCACCCTCCACCTGAAATGAGACCAGCCCCATGACTGCACCTCTCGCATCGGTCGGCGCGCTCGACCGCACCAAGTACCTTGGCAGCAGCGATGTCGCCGGCATCCTCGGCATCAGCCCCTGGCGCACTCCGTTGGACGTGTACCTGGATAAGGTCCAGCCGCGCACCGGTCCCGTCGACCCGGCGAAGCAGAAGATTTTCACCCGTGGCCAGCGGATGGAGCCCTACGTCATCGACCTGCTGGCCGAAGAGACCGGCCTGAAGATCGTCGGCCGCGGTAACCGCTACCGCGACCAGCAGCACGATTTCATGGCCGCCGAGATCGACGCCGAGGCCGCCAGCGGCGAAAACATCGAGATCAAGACGGTCAGCCCCTTCAAGGCGAAGGAATGGGGTGAGGTTCAGACCGATGCCATTCCAGTCCACTACACCGCCCAGGCCATGCACGGCCTGATGGTCACCGGCCGCCAGGTCTGCATCTTCGGCGTGCTGATCGGCGGCGACGACTTCCGCGTGTACCGCGTCGAGCGGGACGACGAAACCATCGCGGCGATTCGCGAGAAGGAGGTCGAGTTCTGGGGACGCATCCAGCGCCTGGATCCGCCCGAAGCAACCGCTGTCAGCGACATCCTCCGGCTGTTCGAGCGTGACGCCGGAACCAGCATCGAGGCCGATGGCAAGGTCGTGGAGGTGTTCAACCGCCTGCGCGAACTGAAAGCCAAGGCCAAGGGCCTGGAGTACGAGATCGAGTCCGCAGAGGAGCGCATCAAGCTCTTCATGCAGGACCACGCCCAACTCACGGTCAACGGCAAGTCGGTACTGACGTGGAAGTCCCAGACCACCAACCGCTTCGACCAATCCGCCTTCAAGGAAGCTCACCCCGCGCTGTTCGAGCAGTTCAAGAAGACCAGCGAATCCCGCGTTTTCCGCCTCAAGTAACCGGAGCCCAGCATGTCCGCAACCGCCCTGAAAGCCGCCGCGACCGGCAATGTCGCCAACAATGGCCAGCCGAAAACGCTGGCCCACCTGATGACTGACCCGAAGATCAAAGCCCAGATGGCCCTGGCGCTTCCGAAGCACATGACCGCCGACCGACTCGCGCGCATCGCGCTGACCGAGATCCGCAAAGTACCGGCCCTGGCGAAATGCAATCAGGAGAGTTTCCTCGGCGCCGTGATGCAATGCGCGCAGCTCGGCCTGGAACCGGGTAACGCTCTCGGCCATGCCTACCTGCTGCCGTTCGGCAACGGCAAGGCGAAAGATGGCCTGTCGAACGTCCAGTTGATCATCGGCTACCGCGGGATGATTGACCTTGCCCGGCGCTCCGGCCAGATCGTTTCGCTCACCGCGCGCACCGTGCACCAGAACGACCAGTTCAGCTATCGCTACGGCCTCGACGAAGACGTCCAGCACGTTCCGGGAGAAGGTGAACGCGGCGTCATGACCCACGTCTACGCGGTCGCCAAGCTGAAGGACGGCGGCGTGCAATTCGAGGTCATGAGCAAGGCCGACGTCGACAAAGTACGCGCCACCAGCAAGGCATCCGGAAACGGGCCTTGGGTCACCCACTACGAAGAGATGGCCAAGAAGACCGTCATCCGCCGGCTGTTCAAGTACCTGCCGGTCAGCATCGAGTTGCAGACCGCAGTCACCCTGGACGAACGCGCCGACGCCGGATTGGACCAGGACAACGCGTCCATCCTCACCGGCGAATACAGCGTTGTTGACGACCAGTCTCAGGACCAGGTCCCGGACGGCGTGAACACCGAGACGGGCGAAATCACCGAACCCGCCCCGGGCCAGCAGTCGGACACCGGCGACACCGGCGACGACGGGCTCAATCTCGAGTAACCGGCCATGCCCAGCCGAACCATCGAAGAGCAGTTCGACCGTGTCGAGGAGTTCAATAGCCTCCTCGGCGCGGCGGAGCTGAATGCCGCCACCACCTGGGAAGAAGAGTTCACCGCCGACCTGCGCGCCAACTTCCAGCGCTACGGCCCGCGGATGTTCCTCAGTGAGTCCCAGCACACCACCCTCGAACGCATCGCCAACCAGTAGGAACCCGCCCATGAGCCAGAACAACGCCGCCTTCCTCCACATGACCGCCGACACGCTCGGCAAGAGCCTGCTGCAGGGCCTGATCCAGGAAATCCGCATCCTGCCGGACGTGTGGCAGAAGCTGTCCGAAGCCAAGCAGACCGATGTGATCGAGCGCCTGGAGCAGCAGGTACGCAACGCCGCCACCATCGCGGTGCACACCATCGCCGGCGCCGAGCGCGAGACCGTCTACGGCAAGCTCGAATCCATCGCGGCCAAGGACAAGATGAAGGCCGTCATCGTGGTGAATCACTCCAGCCCGAACAAGCACGACCTTCTGGACGCGGTGAACGAGGACTGCCTGCTGATCATCGGCGGCGCCGCTGAGTTCCTCGACGGCATGAAGGACGTGAAGGCGGATCCGGACCAGAACCCGCTGGACCTGAACGGCGGCGACCATGACATGGAAGACCCCGGCGCCTGGGGCGGTATGCAACCAGCAGACGACAGCGACGTCGTCGATGCCGAGTTCCAAGAACTGCCGCAACTCACCGTCGAGCGCTTCGCCGGCCACACCCTGGGCGAGATCGCCATCGGCGTCGCCACCAAGAAGGACGTGTTCGACGCGGCCTGGCTGCAATCGCGCTTCGCTCTCACCACCGAGGAAGCCGAGCGCGTCATTCTCCAACTGCTGGACCAGGGCGTCATCGTGCTCGAGCAGGAGAACGAGGAATCCCGCGAGTTGAACACTTACCGCGTCGTCAAGAAGCCGGGGGATATCGCCCTCGACCTGGAGTGAGCCATGCGCATCACGAAACTCGAAATCACCAACTTCCAAGGGCTGCGTCATGCGGCCCTTGATGTTTCTGCGCCAGTGCTTCTGGTGGCCGGCCACAACGGCGCCGGCAAGAGTTCGCTGCTCGACGCCATCAGCCACGCCTTCACAGGTAAGCCCGGCCGCGTTGCGCAGAAGCAGCATATCGGCCAACTGATCACCGAGGGCGCCAAGAAGGGCGAGGCCCGCGTCGAGTGGCTGGACGAGGCCGGCGAGGTGCAGGCCTGCGGGGTCGCGCTGCCCAGCGGCAAAGGCTCCCAGCTCGCCGACTCGCCGTTTCTGCCGTTCGTGCTCGACGCCAGCCGCTTCGCCGCCCTGGACGCCAAAGATCGCCGCCGGGTGCTGTTCGACCTGACCGGCGCCAGCGCCAGCCCGGCCGAGGTCGGCAAGCGCCTGAAGGCCAAGGGCATCGACCTGGCGCTGTTCGAGAAGGTGAAGCCCCTGCTCCGTTCCGGGTTCTCCGCCATGGTCGGCCAGGCAAAGGACTACGCCAGCGAGGCGCGCGGCGCCTGGAAGGCAATCACCGGCGAGAACTACGGCAGCGACAAGGCGAACGGGTGGGAGCCGGAGGCGCCGACGGCCATCGTCAGCGAGGAGGAACTGGAATCGGCGCGCGCGGAACTGCGAGCCACCGCCCAGGACCTGGACGAGGCCCAGCAGACCCTGGGCTCCAGCAAGCGCGCCCACGCCGACGCCCAGGCGCGGGCCAGCCGCATCACCGCTCTGCGCGAAACCGCAGCGCTGGCCGACCGCCGGCGCAACAAGCTGGCCACCGACGAGGCCAATCAGGACGAATGGTCGGAGAAGGTGATGGCAGCCGAGGCCGCCGCCAGCGGCGAGCCCGCCCACCAGCCGCTGACCTGCCCTCATTGCCAGGGCGCCGTGGACCTGCAGGCCGGCCAGTTGGTCGCGCACCAGCCGCCGGCGAAGGTTGCCGATCCCGAGGCGGCGAAACGTCTGGAGGAGTACCGCGGGTATCTTGCCAGCGCTCAGCGGGCCGTCGCCAACAGCCAGCGGGACCTGAAGGAGAGCGAGGACGCCGCCGCGCAGGCCGCCGCGCTGGAAGCCGAAACCGCCCAGGCGCCCAGCGCCGAGGCGATCGCCAACGGCGAACAGGCGATCAACGAACTGCGCCAGGCGCGTGACCGGCAGCAGGCCAAGGTGCAGTCGCTGATGGAAGCGTTCAACGCCGCCGCGCAGCGCCAGGACGTCATCAAGCAGGCCGCCGGCTTCCACGCCGAGGTCTGCGCCTGGAGCGCCCTGGCCGATGCCCTATCCCCCACCGGCATCCCGGCGGAAATCCTGGCCGACGCGATCGGACCGGTGAACGAGCTGCTGCAGCGCCTATCCGGCACCGCCGGCTGGTCGCCCGTGCAGATCAGCGCCGACATCGACGTCACGTTCGGCGGTCGGCTGTACGGCCTGCTGTCCGAGTCCGAACGCTGGCGGTGCGACGCGACCATCGCCCTGGCCATCGCGACGATCTCCGGCCTGCGCCTGGCGCTGCTGGATCGCCTCGACGTGCTGGATATCCCTGCTCGCACTCAGCAGGCGATGAAGCTGTTCCAGAGCCTGGCCGCCGGCGGCGAGATCGACACGCTGATCGTCGCCGGCACGCTCAAGGAACCGATGGCGAAGACGCCGGCCTGGTTACAGGCGGTCTGGATCGACGCCGGGCAACTCGTCGACCAGCAGCAACAGGCTGCGGCCTGACCCTCGATACAGCGCCCCACCCGGGGCGCTTTCTCTTCCAGCACGCACCGGACGCCGCCCTGTGGGCGATTCAACCATGCCTCGTGGGCCGCCCTGTCAGGCAGGGCGGCGTCCGGTGCGTGCCGTTCCCCAAGGAAACAGCATGACCGCCTATGAAGACTTCTTGCGAGCCAAGGTCCGCCTCGCCGAGCCGAAAGGCTTCGAGGTGAAGCCATCGGCCTTCCATCCCCTGCTCAAACCGCACCAGCGAGCCATCGCCACCTGGCTGGTGCGCCAAGGCCGCGCGGCCTGTTTCGCGGCCTTCGGCCTGGGCAAGTCGGTAATGCAGCTTGAAGTGGCGCGCGTCACCCGCGACCTGGCCGGAGGCTACGCGCTCATCACCATCCCGCTGGGTGTGCGCCAGGAGTTCTACCGAGACGCCGCGATGCTCGGCATCACCGTCCGGTTCATCCGAAGTTTCGACGAGGTAGACGACCCCAACACAATCTACCTGACCAATTACGAGACCGTCCGCGATGGCAAGCTCGACCCTCGACGGTTCAGTGTGGCCAGTTTGGACGAAGCCAGTTGCCTGCGCGGCTTCGGCGGCAGCAAGACGTTCCGCGAGTTCATGGCCCTGTTCGCGGGTGACGATCGCGCCGCCGGCATCCGCGGCGATGGCGTCCGGTACCGGTACGTGGCCACGGCCACGCCGAGCCCGAACGAATACATCGAGCTGCTGGCGTACTCGGCGTTCCTCGGCGTGATGGATGTCGGCCAGGCCAAGACCAGGTTCTTCAAACGCAACTCGGAGAAGGCCGACCAACTCACCATCCATGCCCACAAGGAGGGCGAGTTCTGGATGTGGGTGGCGTCCTGGGCGATCTTCGTTCAGCGCCCCAGCGACCTCGGGTTCAGTGACGAAGGCTACGCCCTACCGGAACTGGACATCCGCTGGCACGAAGTACCGTCTGACCACTCGCACGCCGGCCACGAGCGCAATGGCCAGGGACGCCTGCTTCGTAATACCGCTATTGGCGTGCAGGACGCCGCCGCCGAGAAACGCGAGAGCCTGCCCGCCCGGATCGCCAAACTGATGGAGATCCGCGCCGAGGCCCCAGATGCTCACCGGATCATCTGGCATGACCTCGAGTCGGAACGCCACGCGATCGAGGCCGCCGTCCCCACTGCCGTAAGCGTCTACGGCTCCCAGGATCTGGAAGAGCGCGAGCGCGCGATCGTCCAGTTCAGCGACGGCGAGTTCCAGGAGCTGGCCGCCAAACCGGTGATTGCCGGCAGCGGCTGCAACTTCCAGCGCCACTGCTCTTGGGCCATCTACCTGGGCATCGGCTTCAAGTTCAACGACTTCATCCAGTCCATTCACCGCCTGCACCGCTTCCTGCAGACCGGCCGCGTGCGCATCGACCTGATCTACACCGAGGCCGAGCGCGACATCCGCCGCCAGTTGGAACGGAAGTGGCAGCAGCACAACACCATGGTTCAGCGCATGACCGAGATCATCAAGCAATACGGCCTGTCCATCGCCGCCATGGCGCAGACACTCACCCGCTCCATGGGTGTGGAACGCATCGAGATCAAGGGCAAGGACTACACCATCGTCAACAATGACACTGTGCTCGAAACCCGCCGCATGGAAAACAACAGCGTCGGCTTGACCATCACCAGTATCCCCTTCAGTACCCAGTACGAGTACTCGCCGAACTACGCCGACTTCGGGCACACCGACGATAACGCGCATTTCTTCCAGCAGATGGACTATCTGATCCCGGAAATGCTGCGCGTGACCATTCCCGGGCGCCTGGCTTGCATCCACGTGAAGGATCGTATCGTTCCTGGCGGCATGACCGGCCTCGGCTTCCAGACCGTCTATCCGTTCCACATGGAAGTGACCCGCGCCTTCGTCAAGCACGGCTGGGCCTACATGGGCATGAAGACCATCGTCACCGACGTGGTTCGCGAGAACGCCCAGACCTACCGCCTCTCGTGGACGGAACAGTGCAAGGACGGCACCAAGATGGGTGTCGGCATGCCCGAGTACCTGCTGATCTTCCGTAAGCCCCCCACCGACAACTCCAACGCCTACGGCGACATTCCGGTGGTCAAGGCCAAGCCCCTGTGCATCGACGAAGACGGCCAGATCGTCCCCTTCGCCATGGACAAGAAGCTCACCGTCACCCGCGGCAACGGCTACAGCCGGGCACGCTGGCAGTTGGACGCCCACGGGTTCACCCGAAGCAGCGGCAACCGTCCGCTGACCGAAGAGGACTTCGAAGGCATCCCGCACGACGTGATGTTCAAGCTGTACCGCGACTACAGCCTGTCCACCGTCTACGACTTCGAGCACCACGTCCGCATCGGCGAATCGCTGGAGGTCACCGGGAAGCTGCCCACCGGCTTCATGCTGCTGCCGCCGCAGTCCTGGCACCCGGACGTATGGACCGACGTCGCCCGCATGCGGACGCTCAACGCCCAGCAGTACAGCAAGGGGCAGGAAATGCACCTGTGCCCGCTGCAGTTCGACATCGTCGACCGGGCCATCGTGCAGTACTCCATGGAAGGAGACCTGGTCTTCGATCCCTTCGGCGGGATCATGACCGTCCCGTACTGCGCGCTGAAGCTCAAGCGCAGGGCCCGTGCCCACGAACTGAACTCCCGCTACTTCCTGGACGGTGCGGGCTATTGCAAGTCTGCCGAGGAAGAGATGGCCATGCCCGACCTGTTCGCCCTGCTCGAGGCCGATGCTGACATCATCCATAAGGAACCCGCCGCATGATCAAGCGCACTCTCTACCACTTCCACTTCTGCTGCGGCCTGGGCGGCGGTGCCGCCGGTTTCAACCGGGCGCGCCCGCGGGTCGGCAACGTCGAGGCCGAATGGGTCTGCCTCGGCGGGATCGACGTGGACCCGGCCGGATTGCGCGACTTCGAGCGCCTGGCCGGCGTCCCGGGCACCCTGCTGGACCTGTTCACCCGCGACCAATACATCCGCTTCCATGGAACGGAGCCGCCCGCCGGTTGGAGGGAGGCAACCCCGGAGGACATCCGACGCGCCGCCGGCGGGCGCCGACCGGATGCCGTGTTCATCAGCTCGCCCTGCAAAGGCGCCAGCGGCCTGCTGTCGGAGAAGATGAGCCTGACCCCGAAGTACCAGGCGCTGAACGAGTTGACGCTGCGCTGCATCTGGCTCATGGGCGAGGCATGGGCTGATGACCCGGTGCCGCTGATCGTCTTCGAGAACGTCCCGCGCCTAGCCAGCCGCGGCCGGCACCTGCTGGACCAGATCAACAGCCTGCTCGGCGGCTTCGGCTACGCCGTGGCGGAAACAACTCACGACTGCGGCGAACTGGGCGGCCTGGCCCAGTCGCGCAAGCGCTTCCTGCTTGTCGCGCGGCACGTCGAGAAAGTGCCCCCCTTCCTGTACGAGCCAGAGAAGAAATCGCTCCGCGCCGTCGGCGACATCCTCGGCCGCATGCCGCTTCCCGGTGATATCGATGCCGCCGGCCCGATGCACCGTGTGCCGTCCCTGCAGTGGAAGACCTGGGTTCGCCTGGCACTGGTGCGAGCCGGCAGCGACTGGCGCAGCCTGAACGACCTCGCCGTCGAGGACGGCTACCTGCGCGATCTGATCATCGTCCCGAAATACCGGGCTGGCTACATGGGCGTGCACGGTTGGAACGACAGCACGGGCACCATCGCCGGTCGCAGCAGCCCCACGAACGGCGCATTCTCTGTCGCGGACCCGCGCGCGCCGGCAAACGCCCTGCAATACCAGCAGTACGGCGTGCGCCGCTGGACCGACACCTCGGGCGCCATCATCGGCGTCAAGTCGCCCGGCCAAGGCACGTACTCCGTCGCCGATCCCCGCGGTCAGAGTTTCGGCAAGTACCCGGTCACCGACTGGGACGGCCCAGCCGGCACCGTGATCGCGGCCAGTACTACCGGCCAGGGTGCATTTGCTGTCGCGGACCCGCGCCACCGTGGCCCTGCCAAACACTCTAACGAGTTCCGCATCGTGCCTTGGGACCGCCACGCACAAGCGGTCACCAGTGCCCATGGCACAGGCCAGTGCGTCGAAGACCCGCGCGTGCTCAGCCGGACGAAGGGAGACCCGTATCTCACTGGCGGCCACTACGGCGTGGTTGGGTTCGACCAATCCGCCGGCGCGGTGTCGGCCAGTGCGCGGCACGACAACGGTCGATGGAGCGTGGCCGATCCGCGCATGCCGAAGGCGAACGACCGGCTGACCTGCATCATCCAGTCGCTGGATGGCACCTGGCACCGGCCCTTCACCACCCTGGAGCTGGCCGCGCTGCAGAGCCTGGTGGACCCGGAAGAACAGTTGATCCTCGACGGCCTGAGCGACAGCGACTGGCGCGAGCGCATCGGCAACGCCGTACCACCGGCTGCGGCCGAGGCCATCGCCGGCGTGATGGGCACCACCCTGTTGCTGGCTGAGGCTGGCGAGACCTTCATGCTCAGCAATACGCCGATCTGGGTGCGCCCGGTTGCGGTGGCGCTGAGCGTCGCACAACAGGAGGTGAACCCGTGAACACCGAACAGTTCATTCGCAACGCGGCCGCGCGCGGGCTTTCCCGCCGCGCAACGATGCAGGCCCTTGGCCTGGGCCGCTGGAAGTTCGACCTGATCATCGGAGCCATGGAGCCCATCGAGTGGGCCACGAACGGCACGACGCTCGGCAACCGCCTGGCCTACGAAGCGTCGCGCGGCAGGTTCACGCCGGCGCAGGCCGCAGCGCTGGAGCGCGCGCACGAACGCTGGAGCGAGAGCCGACGCTTCACCGTCGACGGCGTGACCGGGACCATCGCCGAACTGGTGGAGCACTTCCAGAGCCCGGTCCACGCAACGACCGTCCGCCGCCGCGTCGCCGCCGGCATGAGCCTGCGCGACGCGCTCACCACCCCGCGCCAGCAGCCCAAGCCCGGGCGCCGGCATCCCTGGAACCGTTCGCAGAAGCAGGTGCAGCCATGAAAGAACGTCCGATCCTGTTCACTGGACCGATGGTCCGCGCCATCCTGGAAGGTAGGAAGACGGTCACGCGCCGAGTGGTAAAGCCGCAGCCCGACTTCCTCGGCTCAATGGTCGATCCCAATACGCCATTCAAGACGCTTGATGCCGGCCTGCACGCACGCATCACCTGCCCCTACGGCGAGCCCGGCGATCGGCTGTGGGTGCGGGAGGCCTGGGCAGCAGATGCCCAGGTAGACGCAATCGCGCCGAGCGACCTCAGCCAAGGTGAACCGATCTGGTACCCGGCAGACCTCAGCGTCCGGCAGACAGGATGCTCCATGATCTCTAAGGGCCGCGTTCGCCCCTCTATCCATATGCCGCGTTGGGCCTCCCGCATCCTGCTGGAGCTCACCGCCGTTCGCATAGAACACCTGCAGGACATCAGCGAGGAGCAGGCACGGGCCGAGGGATATCCCGCCGAGCGCGAATGCGAAACGGGCGGTAGTGGCTTGGATGCTTGGCTCTGGTTCCGCTCCCTTTGGGGAGAGATCAACGGACCAGAGGCTTTCACCGCCAATCCCTGGGTCTGGGTCATCGAATTCAAGCGGGTGACACCATGAGCGCCATCATCAGCGAATGCGGCCAGTACCGTTACCTTCTGACTCGCCCTGGCGACTGCCTGGCCGACAAAGGCACAGCGGTTTTCCTAATGCTCAATCCGAGCACCGCTGATGCCGCGCTCGACGATCCAACGATCCGGCGCTGCCGCAACTTCGCCTCGGCCTGGGGCTGCAACGGGATCGCCGTCGTCAATCTGTACGCCTTGCGCGCGACGAACCCGGCCGACCTCTGGCAGCACAGCGACCCAGTAGGCCCAGACAACGACTGGCGCCTGCGCGCGATCGCCCGAGAGTACACCGACATCGTGTGCGCCTGGGGCGCCAATGCGAAGCCCGAGCGAGTAGAAGCCGTAACCAGCATCCTGACCGCCGCCGGCGGGCGCCTCTGGTGTCTAGGCACGACGAAGGATGGCCACCCGCGCCACCCTCTGTACGTGCGTGGGGATCAGGCACTCCTGCCTTGGGCGCCGAGGGCGGTCCCATGAACCAGCCTCCCGCCGACTACCAAATCAGCGCCGCCGACGCGCACGAACTGGCCGGCGCCGTGCTTCTGCCGGCGGACCTGCGCCGCCAGGTGCTGGAGAAGATGGCCGCCCAGCGCGACCCGGCCACCATGCTCGACCTGTTCGCCCAGGTGCTGGGCATGGCCAACGCCGTCGCCGAGAACTGCCGAGCGATGGTCGAGTTGATCCTCATCGAGCGCGGCGAACATCCGCACACCGCGGAGCAGGCGAACCTCCCGACGATGTTCGGAGCGCTGCAGGGCGTTGTCCTGGCCGCAACGGTGAACCCTCGCGGCACGTGCGCCGGCTGCGCCTATCGACTCGGCACCCCGGCGAACACCTCGCCGGTCACCACCTCCGATGCCATCTACTGCCGGCAGGAACTCAGCCGGTTCTACTGCCACGCCGACCTGGACGACCAGGGCAACCCAGTCCGCACCTGCGTCGGCCACGCCAAAGCCATGAAGCAAGACGCCACGAAATGAACCGCCCCACAATCTGCCGCACCACGGGCCAACGGATAGGCCTGTGCAAATGCTTCCGCTGCCGGCCGCCGGCGCCGGAGCAACCGGAGACACCGCAATGTCCTCTACCCAACACCAACTGATCGAGCAATGCGCCACCCGCCTACGCGGCATCGTCGAAGCCCTGGACAACATCCACGACAACACCCCGCACCGCTGGTCGACGGACCTCGACGACGTTCACTCCTCAGCCGAGAGCCTGCTGGCCCTGATCAAGGACCAGGCGCCGGCTCGATCGGAAGCCAGCTTCGAAGAGTGGCTGGCCAACGAACTCGAGGGCGAGGACGGCCAGCCTGTTCCGGCTGCGGTCTGCGACATTGCCCTCGCCCGCCGAGCATTCAACCACTGGCCCAAGCTGGAACAGCCAGCCAAGGTCGGTGGCGTCCGCTTCAGCGCCGGCGTGTCGTCTCGGCTGGTAGTCGAAGCCGCCCAGCGGCTGTACGAGTTCGAGTCCACTCCGGAGAAAGAGGCGGAGCGCATCGAGCGGCTCCAGGCGTTTCGCGAGCAACTCGACCCACTCAACCTCGCCCCGCATGCGGAAGCGTTCAACGAAGCGCCTGCCGATGCGCTCAGACCTGAGCAGGCAGAGGCGGAGCGGCCGGAGGGGCCAACCGAGGACGAGCTTGAAGCAGCCGGGCTCGGCTACCCGCTGCACAAGGAAGAAGCGGTAAAGCTCTGGTATTCCGGGTTCCGCTCCGAGGTGATCACCGTTCTGGAGGCGTGGGAAGCCATCGGCCACGACATCGGTATGAACCCGGACAAAGGCGAACTGCTGGATTCGCTGCGCTACATGCTGGAAAAGTGCGAGGCACATGACGCCGCCCTGGCCAGGGTCGCAGAGCTGAAAACTATGTCGCACAACTATTGTGCGCTGCTGATGGACGCCAACGCCAAACTAGCGGAACTGGAGAAGCAGGAGCCGATCAATTTGCAACACATGGCTGTTGCAGCGGATGGGGAATTACGTTGGATGACTGGCCGGAAAATCGACAACTGCGAACTCTACGCCATGCCAGACTTCGGACAAGCGCCCAAACTCTACGCCGCCCCTGTAGCCCAGGCTCAGCACAGCGTGCCGGAAATATCTGGCATCGGTCGCGATGCCGAACATCCCAGAGCTGTAGTGCTGTATCTGCGTAACGAACCCAGCGAGGAAGATATGCGAGCAATTCAGAACTTTTTGCGCGCCATATCCGCCGACGTGCTCACCCAGGCTCAGCACAGCGCGGGCTATGCCGAAGCTCGCCAGTGCGTGAACTGCCGGCACATCGGTATCAACGACGCCGCCGACTACGCCGCTTGCCACGATTGCCGATGGACTGGACCGGAACCCGATGAGGACAAGTGCCCAGGTTGCGCGGGCGAGAACTGCATGGCGGCAGCTTGCCCAGAGTGTGGGGGCCGTTACGAGCTGGTCGCTGAGGCGAAAATCTCCACCCCAGCCGCCCAGGCTGGGCAGATGCCGCAGGCATGGCTCGACGTGCAGGCAGAGCGCCGCCGGCAGGTCGAGGCCGAGGGCTGGACACCGGAGCACGACGACCTCTATTGCGCCGCCGAACTTCCGCGAGCCGCAGCGGCATACATCCTCAACGGAGCCAACGACGAGGCGCCAGCTATCTGGCCGTTCTCGGCGAAGTGGTGGAAGCCGAGAGACGCGCGATCCAACTACGTGCGTGCCGGCGCCTTGATCCTGGCCGAGATCGAACGTCTCGACCGGGCATGCATATCGCAAAGTCCCCAGCCGGGAGCCACCACGGCCTCTTCCTGAGGCCAGTCCCGGCTGGGGCGAGAATCCTAACACTCAATTTCGGTCCCGGGCGATCGCCTGGGCGGAGAGGCATTGCCCATGGAAACCCCATCTGAGTTCCTCTCGAAGGAGGAGTTGGAGGCCATGATCGGCGCCAAGTCATCGAAAAAACAGGTCGAGTGGCTGGCATCTCATGGCTGGAAGTACGAATTGAATGCTGCGCAGCGACCCGTCGTCGGGCGGATCTATGCCCGCCTGCGGCTGGCCGGAGTGAAACCGAACGGAACGGTCGCTGTACAGGAACCGTGGACGCTGGATCTGTCGAAGGTGAGTTGAAATGCGGCCGAAGCAGCCGAAGAACAGGGATCTCCCACCCCGGATGATTCGCCGGACCAGGAAGCTGAAAGGAGGGAAATTGTGGGTTGGATACTACTACGACGGCCGCGGCGAGGATGGAAAGAGGAAGGAAATCCCGCTCGGCACCGACCTGGACCTGGCAAAGCTGGAGTGGGCGCGGCTGGATGCCAGTCCGGCTCCGAAGACCCTGCGCAAATGGGGTGACGTGTTCGACCGGTACGAAAAAGAGATCATCCCCGGGAAAGCGCCACGCACCCAGAAAGACAACCTCCTCTCGCTGACGCAACTGCGAAAGGCGTTTTCAGAAGCGCCGGTCGAGGCGCTCACCCCCCAAGTGCTGGCACAGTACCGGGACAAGCGGTCCGCGAAGGTTCGGGCGAACAGGGAGCTCTCCCTCTTCTCCCACATTTTCAACATCGCCAGGGAGTGGGGGATCGTCACGACTGAAAACCCGGTAAAGGGGGTTCGCAAGAACCGCGAGACGCCGCGCGACTTCTACGCCAGGGCCGAGGTCTGGAACGCGGTATACGGCGCGGCTCCACCGGAACTCCGCGACGCAATGGACCTCGCCTATCTCACCGCTCAGCGGCCGAGCGACGTACTGATCATTCGGGAGGCGGACATTCAGGATGGGCACCTGCAGATCGCCCAGGGCAAGACGTCGAAGAAGTTGCGCATCATGCTCGATGTCGACGGCAGCCCGACGGCGCTTGGAGAACTCGTTGCGCGGCTGTGCGAGCAGCGGCGCCAGCGCGGCGTAGCCGGCCCGTACCTGATCACTACGCCCGATGGGCGCCGGATGACATCCTCCATGCTGCGCATTCGCTTTGACGAGGCACGGTCGGCCGCCGCCGGCGCGGCGCTTGAGGACCTCGACGAGACGCTGGCCACCGCAATCCGTCAGTTCCAGTTCCGGGACATCCGCCCGAAAGCAGCCTCTGAAATTGCTGACCTGGGCCGGGCATCCAGGCTGCTTGGACACACCGACAAGCGCATCACCGAGACCGTCTATCGTCGCGTCGGCGAGATCGTGGAGCCAACGAAGTAA